TTACCATCCGGTCAAGCACGCGGGGGTAGGGATGCCCCCCTAGGGGCCCGCGCGACGCGCGTCCCCTGCGACCCCGTCTGCCGGAGTACACCCAGTCTAGCACACCCCCGCCGCACAGCGCAACCCCCTCTGCGCAGCGAGTCTGCGCACCCCAGCCGGCGTACCCCGCACCCTGCCTACCCACTACCTCCCCTGCACGTGCACACGCTGTGCCCTAGCCCCCCTGCACCCTGTGTACCCACTCCTGCACACCCAGCCCTCTGTGCGCAGCACACCCCTGCTGCACCTACCCCCGCATATACAGCCTGCCAGCTGTGTGCGAATCAGGACTTGACACGTAACCGCGGAAGCGTGTAACGTAGCCCTTGTCAGGTAACGACGAACAAAGGACACGACATGAACACCATCGCCCGTCGCATCGCAGCCGGCTTCTTCCTCATCGCAGCTCCCGCGTTCATCGCAACGCCGGCTTGGACCGCATCGGCTGATCCGATCACGTTCGATCAGGCATCGTTCCCGTGCCAGGAGGATGAGGTACTTGGTTTCGACCCGGCGTTCGGACCCGACAAGGTCGGCTGCATCCACATCGACAGCCTCCGCTGATCGACCCCAGCTGATTGAGCCCCCGCTTCGGCGGGGGTTCTTTCGTGTCGGGTGGAATTCATCGGCGGTTCGACTTGACTCGTAACGACGCGGGGTGCATACTAGGTACATGACCGCAGCACTCATCATCATCATCAGCTTCATCCCGGTGGTGCTCGCCGCGATCGCTGGCCTGCTGCGCGGCCCCGTGGATTTCGCCAGCTCTGTGGCGCGGCAGTTGGGCATCGAGACGCTGCTCTCGGCATACGACGAGCGGCGCAAGGGCTTCTCTGAGCGGGAGGCCGGCGACTTCCTCGACCTTGAAGACCTGAACCTGGCGCGGTCGAGCGAGCCGCAGAGCCCCGTGCCGCCGGTTATCTCGATTCCGCCGATCGTCCGCTGGCCTGGTCTAGACGCGGTGGTCGACGCCGAGGTGTCTCACGAGGACCTGGCCGCGCACATCACCGCTACCCGGATCGCCTGGCTCGAACTGTTGCGGCGCGGTGAGACCACCGTTCCAACAGTGAGTGACGAGATCGCCCGCGACCTGCTCTCCGACTACCACATCACCCGCAAGAAGTAGAGATGATCGAGCAGTCCGAGTGCATCCGCTCGACCCGTCTGGTGCGTGCCTGATGCGGAAGGCTGCCGTCGAGGATGTGACCGGGGTGAGTCGCGACGTGCTGGAGTTCAACTACCGGCTGCTGGCGAAGCACTGCCCAGCTGCGCGAGTTGATCGGTGTCGGTCAGATCGTCGCGGTGCTGCTGGCCTCGGCGCAGCGGGCGGGTAAGAAGACTGTCCGAGTCGACGACGTCCTCGCGCAGGCGTACGTGCGGTTGTCTGATGAGGGGTCGATTCCCGGGGCTGAGAGCCGCGCTGACGGATGATCGCGCACGGGCTGATGGATCGGACCCGCGGCTTGACTTCGGGACGTCAGAGTCGTTGGAAATCCGCGGAGAAATTCTTCGACGAATCACTTGACACGTAACCGGCGATGCGCTTATGATTGAGTCATCCCGATCGGGGAGGTCCCCCGAAGCCCGAGAGCCGGGTAATCCCCGGCACCCACCGAGTCCGAGGTAAGCCCTCGGTTACCGAGTTCACAGTCCCCCGGACGGGCCGGCGGACAGAAAGGAGTCCCGAAATGAACAGCACCGTGAAGCAGGCCATCGCCCTCGGTCGCGAGGCCGGCGTCCAGGTCCAGCCCTGGGGCGGCGATGAGGTCCGCCTCAACGGCGGGATGATCATGTCCGCCTCGGACGCGATCGACTGGGGCATCCGCCGAGCATCCGCTCGGTAGTCCCGGCTCTGAGCCCTCGGCCTTCGGGTCGGGGGCTTTCTCTTTGACCACGACTTGACACGTAACGAAAGGATGAGCATGAGAATCCTTGACCTTTTCTCCGGAGCAGGCGGGGCCGGTGCTGGGTATCGCCGAGCTGGCTTCGAGGTGGTCGGCGTGGACATCGATCCGCAGCCGAACTACCCCTACGAGTTCCACCAGGGGGACGCGCTGAAGTACCTGCTGGAGCATCATCAGGAGTTCGATGCGTTCCACGCATCGCCACCGTGCCAGGCGTTCACCAACGCGCAGAAGATCCGGGGCAACGATCACCCCGACTACGTCACCGCGACACGGGCAGCGTTCGATCTGATCGGTAAGCCGTGGGTGATCGAGAACGTGCCGGGTGCTCCGCTGATCCTGCCGATCGAGCTGTGCGGATGCATGTTCCCGGGGCTGAGGACCTACCGTCCGCGGTTGTTCGAGCTGAACTGGGAGCTGGGATCGCGGATCAATCAGCCCGAGCACCAGCCGCACACCGCGCGCACCACGAAGATGGGCCGACCACCTCGGCCTGGCGAGTTCATGCACGTGGTCGGGAACTTCTCCGGCGTGGCGCAGGCACGTGAGGCTATGGGCATCGATTGGATGACACGGGATGAGCTGCGCGAGTCGATTCCGCCGGCGTACACCGAGTTCATCGGCCAGCATTTGATGAGCTACCTCGTGGAGAATCAGCCCGCAAATTCTTTTGGATACCCACTTGACTCGTAACCAAACCTCGGGTTAGAGTGGTCTCAACAACAAAACAAAGGCCAGCAAGATTCAGGCGAGCCCAAGGCACCATCCGCGCGTTGACCCTGATGCAAATCCCGTGTAATGCGGAGCCCCGGCCCACAACATACTTTGAAGTCCAGCTCTGAGCCGTTGCACGTGGCTACGACGAGCTGGCACCGAGCAGGCAGGTTCGCTCAGCCGACATCACCGCGCTGACCGTGTTCGATTCACGGCTGCTCACGCTGACTTGATTCGTAACCAGAAGGGGATGACATGACCATCCACATCGCATCGCGCGGACCCGCTGGCTGGACAGCCCGAGTGCTGTACACCGCGGGCACCGTGCTCACGGTCGTCGACGAGCGAGGCCGGCGCCATCTGATCGACTCATCCAAGACCACTACACGCCGCGTGTCCGCGGCTTGACACGTAACCAACCTAGGAGGTCACCATGAACGCTACCGAGATGCTGAACCACATCCTCGGCCTGGACCGCTCCGATGAGGAGCGGCGCGCCGACTACCACGCCACCGGCGACAAGGCATTCGCCAGCGCGGATGACCTGATCGCTCAGGCTCGGGAGCTGATGGCCTCCGATCCGTATAAGGCCGAGGAGCTGCTGAACCTGGCCGAGTCCCGGGTAGCGCAGGCCCGGAACTACTGGGCTCGGTGACCCGGCACCGCACGTGCCCCGAGCGGTGCCCCGGCATGGGGCACCCCGGGGTCACTTACAACCCTCTATATGACCGCACCTGGTGCCTCTGCGGGGCGCGAACCTACGACGGACAACCAGCCACCGTGAGCGAGCATCTGGCCTGCTGCGGCGGCCCACTCACCGAGGAGATCCCATGACCAACACACACGCGTGGTTCGCCACGCTCTCGACCCCGGAGCTTCAGCGCATGGTCACCTCGGTGAACCGTGTCGCGGCTGCCGCCGCTGCTACCGAGCTCGCGCTGCGAGGAGAGACCCGATGACCTTGAGCGATGCAATAGACCTGATCAACGCCGAGCGCGTGAAGTGGCTCCTCTTCGGCGAAGAGGCCGCGGCCCGCGGCGACGAGAAGGGCTGCCTAGTCGGCGGGGCACGGGCCAGCGGCCTGGCAGACGCGCTGGTAATCCTGGCGAAAGTGGGTTCCTGATGAACGAGACAGAACTCAAAGCGTTCAACCAGATCATCGCGGCGTCGTACTCGCCGGCTGAGCTTCGCAAGCTGTACCGGCGTAGCAACCCGGGCCTACCGCTGAGCATCGAGCTGGCGTTGTCGGTCGGTGCGATCGTCGCGGGTGCTGCGCTGATGTTCCTGATCACGAAAGCGGTGGGGCTGTGAGCGGGGAGTGGTTCGAGACCGAGTACGGGGCGATGCACCGCTCGGACAACTGGCAGCTGGTCGCGAAGACCAACGGGTCGTACGACTTGTACCAGTTCGAGCGGGGCGACAACCCGTTCTGGTTCAAGATCCTGAACACCGATCTGGAGACAGCGAAGGTGTACGTCGAGTTCGTCGAGCGAGAGGGCGCGGCATGAAGGTCAGCATCGAGTTAGATCACATGGAGGCTATGTGGCTGATTGGCCTAGAGATGTTCCTCGACGAGTATCCACCCGAGGAACTCGTAGCGACCCTGAAATCGCTCAGGCACCGAGCTGAGGAGGCTCTGAGGGTAGCCCTTCAGACGTCCAGTTCTGCGAAAGATCGGCTCGCATGACCACTCCAGACCAGGTTTCGCCTCCCCGGGAGGATGGCGCAACGCCTCCCGGGGAGCTGCGACTCACCGATCGTTGCGACGCGTGCTCTGCCGCGGCTATGGAGCGCTGGGAGAACGGTCAGTTCGAGCTGCTGTTCTGCAAGCACCACGCCACCGTCCACGCTGAAGGGTTGTTCACCGCGTCGTGGGTACGGACTGAGTCGTGGGCGTTCGTCCGCGAGAACCTGTCGGGAACCGTTGGACTAAAGAGAGTGAGGCAGGTGTGAGTGAAGCAACCATATGGATATGGGATCAAGCAAATGGGTGACATGACGTACGACAACGTAACGTTCATGACCTCCGGCCTGAAACCCGGTGTGCCAGTTCCGGACGGGAAACAGGTTGGAGAGGTGTTCGCCGACGGCGGCACAGGCCGACGTGCGCAGGAGCCGTAACTACCTTGCGCGGGAATTCGGCCATGACTAAGCGCCTGGCCTTCGTCGTCTGGTTCGTCGTCGGCGCTGTGATGCTCGCAGCGGTCCTGGTAGCCCCGTCAGCGCGTGCTGACGGGTTCTCCGGGTGCGAGCATCGGTCGGTGTCTCACCAGCTGGAGCACGGCGGTCTCAGGGCCGATTCTGACTGGCACGTGGCCCACGGTGACCTGCCGACGTGCGATCCGGAGAAGAAATCCGAGAGCAAACACGACTCAGCCGGCCCGGGCAAAGACCGCGGGAAAGACAAGAAGAGTCGCTACTGCCGGAAACGGTGGTACTGCTGACCAGCAGCTTCGCTGCGGATCGAGTCGTGGTCTGGTAGCTGTAACGCCGGTATCGGTTGTGACGATGCCGGTTCAGCTACGAACTTAGTGACGTTTGACACTTGCGCCGGACTAGATCAAGTGGTCTACTTTCTCCCACGGGGGAAGAGTCCCAGATCTGGGACACCAGAAAACTACGTCGCACTGTCAAGTATCGAGGGGGTTGTGCCTTGCGTTGTAACAAGATGCGAGATACGTTGGTCTGTAATACAAGGAGGACCGATGAGAACCACCAGAGAACAGCTCCCCCGCCTCTCACTAGAAGTGATTGAGGCCCTGAAAGCTACGGGGGAGACTGAGGCGGATATCGCCCGGATGTACGGTGTGACACCACAGGCTGTTTCATGGCACGTTCACACGTACGGAGGTAAATTGACCGCCCGGCAGGTTATCCGCCGCGAATACCCGTTCAAGGTACCCGAGCCTCTTTCTCAGTGCGCGCCGCATAAACGCCTGAGGGATCATGGCGAATACATCGCCACACGCGGCAAAGGTATGAAAGAATACAAGCTGAAGCGTCTCCGGTCGTTTTACCGGATGCTTCGTGAGAACAATTGGGTTGTCGAGTTTGATCCGAACATCCCGCCTATACCCGGCGTCAGCAAACGCGGGGGTTGGGCATACAGGGAGCGCCAGGAATCCGACGAAGACCTACTCATCAGAGTCAACGAATACACAACTCTGTCCGAGATCGGACGTCATCACATCTGGCGTTTCCCGAGCGTGGAGCCCTGATAACCACCCGCCCCTTTTCTTAGAAGAATGGTTTGCACCGCATGTTCGAGATCACTTCCCGAGTTATCGGTAAGACAATCGTCCCTACTCTGAACGTGGTTAAAGACGCGTATATCCGCGCTAATACACTCGATCTGGTCCCCGGTATTCGCGGCCTCCACGTTTACCGTTCTACGTGGCTAACCGACGACAGCTACCTTTACCGGGAAGTGAAAGAGTTCATCGACAGGTATTGCGAGCCTGATGCAGTCGAGCGTGAAGAACGTCACGGCGACAAATACATCATGGGCGAAATCGGGGAATTTCTGAGCTATATTCTCCGTCGCGAATATCAGCCCGCGGACTTCAACCCGTGCCCGTTGCTCGTGGAGCTGGGCCTGGCCAAAAAGCGCCGCTGCAACGCGGCCCGCAAACCTAAAGAGGAGGCAGCATCATGAGCAACATCTGGGATCAGCCAGCGTATCAACCCGGCTACTACCCGCAAGCCGACGCGGCTGCTCGCGCGGCCAAGCGGAAAGGCCGTATCGAGGGCTGGCTAGCTCTGGGAGCCATCGTGGCGCTGATCGTGCTGATGTCTATCAGCCCCGGTCACGCTCTGCTCGTGGTGTTCGGGACCGCGTACTTCGTCCCGACGATCGTCGCGTACTACCGGAAAGCCTCGCTGAAGCAGCCTGTCGCTGTGATCAACGTGTTCTTGGGGTGGACGTTCATCGGCTGGGTCGTGGCTCTCGCTATGGCGGTGAAGAACTGATCTATCCAGCTGATTTACACACAGCCCTAACTTGAAACGTAACTAGGATTGTGAGAGGGTCATGAGCATGGACGATAACGAGAATCTGGAAGTCTCCAAGAAGCTCATCGAGCTGTTCAACGAGCTCAAGGCCTCCGGGCTCTCCGATGAGGAGATCGAGAGGTTGACTAACAAGTCTGTAGCCCGGTTCCGGTACAGGAGGGGATCTTGATTCTTACCGGGGTTACTATCGGCCAGCACCGTATGCCTCACGGAAAGGTGCTGCACTGGCAGGTTGACGCGATCTGGGAGCTAGACGACCTATCCGGGAGCTATACGCAGACCTTGGGAGTCTTCAACTCGTTCCACGAGGCCCTGAATCTGGTCAAGTCTACTAACTTTGACCTGTCACGGGACATGGACCCGTCATGGTCGGATTACATATTTACCTATCACAAATTTACACGTAAAGGGGAAAATAATGGATAAGACTAAACTAATTGCAATGTCTACTGTCGTTCTAATGTTTGAGTGGGCACTGAACCGAAGATTCGAATTACACGAAGACTTGGACGAGCTGATCTGGTTCAGCTGCGATGAGGAGGCGGGCGAGGTAGACCCGGAGGTAGAAAACGAATTCTGGTCGGAGGGCGGGGTGTTCGACGAAATGAGGTCGTCCGTCAGGTCTCAGGTAGACGAGTATCTGGAAAAGTTCCGGGACTCCGTTTATGCGGAGCTACCCCCGTGCCCAAACGGTCATTCTCCGCGTCCGAAACTTGATTCGTAACGAGGACGGGATGGGGATGACAGAGGCGCGAGAGTACCGCTACGAGAAGAAGCCCCGGTCCGTCTCGCAGCTGTCGCAGTTCGACAAATGCCCGTTCAGCTGGAAATTGGCCAGGCATGAGCGCGTGTGGAGACGCCCAGCGGCCTGGCTACAGCAGGGTACCGGGGTCCACGCGGTGGCTGAGAAATACATGCTCTCGAAACTCGGCGGCTCACCGCTGACGCGCGAAGAGTGCTATGAGATCTTCAAGGCCGAGTACGCCGACGGGATCAACGAAGCTACCGAGGAGACCCCTAACCTCGGCTGGTGGTTCGCATCAGGCCGGTACCGAGGTCAGGAAGACATCGAGCGTCGATGGGACATCGGACTCGAACAGGTGGACAAGGTCATCGACTGGATCGACTCGATACCGCCAGACGGTGTCTGGCACACCCCTGACGGGGTCCCCGGAGTGGAACTCCCGATCGAGTTCGAGCTAGACGGTATCGAGATCCGCGGGTACATCGACCTGGTGCTGAAGCTCGGCGATGAGATCCGCATACGAGATCTAAAGACTGGCCTTAAGCCTGGTGACGATTTCCAGCTGGCTGTGTACGGCCTGGCGCTCAACGAGATCTACGGCGTAGAGGCCCGCACCGGCGATTACTGGATGGCGAAGACCGGTAAGCCGACGTATCCGTACGACCTGACGGACTGGACGCGGGAGAAGATCTCGGCCCGGTTCCACGACATGGAGCGGAAGCTGGAAGCAGGGGACTTCACGCCTAAGCCTGGCGCTAGCTGCGCGAGGTGTGACGTGGCGTTGAGCTGTGAATACTCTATGGCCTGAAACTTGATTCGTAACAAAGGGGAAACAAAATGGACATCGTTGAAAAGCTCGCGCGTGCGATGTGGGAGGTCGTGCCGTACGGACGACCCTTCGAGTGGTCCGCACATCCGAACGAGGAGATGAGAGACCACTACAGGGCCCGAGCCAGCAAGCTGCTGGATCAGTTCGAGATCAAGGAGCGGCCGTGAGCAATCCATCACTAGCGACCGAGGAGCAGCTGACCATGAGTGACCGCGCTCGGCCAAGGTTTGCCGTGGTGAAACACGGCGGAAGCGAAGATTACGAGGCAGTCCTCAAGGGTTCCGCCCTCGTGCTTGGCGACGCTCACGCGGTTCTATCGGCCATGCCCGAACGTTGCGCCCAGATGGTCGTTACGTCGCCGCCGTACTGGTCGCTTCGCGACTACGGGATAGATGGTCAGATCGGCCTAGAGGACTCCGTCTATGCCTTCATCGACACTCTTGCGGAGTTGTTTGAAGAGGTCTGGCGAGTGCTCCGTGATGACGGCACGATGTGGTTGAACATCGGCGATTCCTTCACGAGCGGCGGGCGGACATGGCGAGCCCCCGACAAAAAGAACGTCGCCCGTGCAATGGACATACGCCCGCCAACACCAGACGGATTGAAACCAAAAGACCTAATCGGCGTTCCCTGGCGGTTAGCCTTAAATCTTCAAGAGCGCGGATGGTATCTGCGTTCAGACATCATCTGGAACAAACCGAACGCACAGCCCGAGTCCGTGCGCGATCGACCGACCCGCAGCCACGAATATGTGTTTCTGTTCTCCAAAAGCGAAAGATACAAGTACAACGTCAAGGCCGTCGAAGGGCCGAACGGTCGAAGACTTCGTACGGTGTGGGACATCAAGACTCGGGCTTACCGCGCTGCAAGTGGACATTTCGCAACGTTCCCGCCCGCGTTGATCGAGCCGTGCGTAAAGCTCAGCACGGATGAAAACGATCTAGTTCTCGATCCCTTCATGGGCTCGGGCACATCCGCCCTCGTCGCAGGCAATCTAAAACGTCGGTTCGCGGGAGTGGAATTGAATCCGGATTACTTAGAGATGGCAAGTAACCGGCTGACAGCCAACGGTTTCGAGATTGACGAACAGTGACAAACCCCACACCGCCCTCTGCATTCACGTTTCCGCCATCCGAACGCCAGATATTCATTCATGATTCCTAGGACGCGAGATCGTGAAGAAGTGGGCTATTTCTTCTGACGACAACTTGATTCGTAACGAGAGGTAACGATGAGCAATCCATCACTAGCGACCGAGGAGCAGCTGACCGAGCTGTTCGGGGTCGATACAGACACAGTCCGACGCTGGCGCAAGCAAGGGCTCGCCGCGGTCGGGGACTACTCGCCGAAGTGGGGTAAACCGACGCCGTTGTTCAGCGTCGCATCCGCTGCTCGGTATCACAGGAAGGGCTGAGTCTTGGCCGAACGATGGACTCTTGCTGACCCGGCGCTGAAAGCGACCGTGACCAAACGGCCAGGCCCGGGGAACCTCTTGGACGTCGAGCTGGAAGACAAGCGGGCGGTTCACGAACTCGGCGGTGTGCTGCGCGCTGCTCGTCGAGGTCTTCTCGGTCCTCCGCTGGTGAAGTTCCTCGGCACGACCGAGTCGGCGCTGATCAAAGCTACCGACAAAGTCTGGGCTGAAGAAGTCAAGGCCAAACAGGAAGGCCGCACGATCTACAACGGGTTCATAGCGAGAGGGACGAAGTGAACAGGGTGGCTATGGCTGCGCTCGGAGGGTTGTCCCTAGCCGGCGCGCTGGTGTTCGGGGTAGCCGCCGGGATCGCCCGGGTTATCGCTGTTGAAGACACGACGGAGGAGGTGCCCGATTCTCTCGATCTTGCAGTCGATTGACGCTAAGGGATCTGCCGGTGACCCTCTGCCTGTACCGTTCCGGTCGCTGACCAAGCAGGGCATCAACTTCCTGCGAGGCCAGCTGGCGCTGATCGCGGCAGCACCCGGCGGGGCTAAGTCGGCGTTCACGCTTGCTCTAGCGCTCAAGGGCCGTATCCCGACGTACTACCTCTCGGCTGACTCGGACGCGTTCACGCAGTCGACGCGCATCCTCTCGATGGAGCTCGGGATGCCGCTGGCTGAGTCCGCTCGGGCGGTGCGCGAAGGTCAGTTGCCTCCGCAGGTGCTGACGTGGAACGCGGCCCCGGGGAATCCGAACGGTATCCCTATCCGGCTGAACTACTCGGCGCAGCCGACGCTCAAGGTCATCGAGACCTCGCTGGCCGCGTACGAGGAGACGTTCGGGAACTACCCGCAGCTGATCGTGATCGACAACATCACGAACGTCATCACCGGGGTAGCCGCGAACGACGAGGACCCGTTCGGTGGTCTGGAAGTCCTGATGGACTGGCTGCACGAGAAAGCCCGGGAGACCGGCGCGTGCATCATCGGTCTGCACCACGTCACCGCTGACAACAACTCCGGTGACAAGCCGATCCCGCTGTCGGGGATCAAGGGGCAGATCGGCCGCGTACCCGAGCTTGTAGCCACCTTGCACCGAGTCCCGTCGACGTTCGGCGGGGACACTCTGAGGGTGTCGGTGGTAAAAAATAGGTCAGGAAGAGCTGACCCTTCGGGCCGGCTGTACGCCGAGCTGAAATTCGACGGCTCGAAGATGGAGATTAAGGATTTTTGATGCCCGATAACTTGATTCGTAACGACGTCACGGTGTTCACCACAGGCCCGGACTGCTTCAAATGCACGCTCACCAAGAACGCGTTGACCCGCGGCGGTGTGGAGTTCCGGGAGGTCCGCGTGGACCAGGACCCCGAGGCTCTGAAGCTGGTGAAGCAGAAAGGCTACGAGACCGCTCCGGTGGTTCACGTCGCCAGCACCGGCGCGTGGTGGGACGACTTCCGGGCCGACAAGATCCGGGAGCTGATCAGAGTGAAGAAGTGAGCGACCGCCCACCCATCCGGTTCAAGCTCTCAGACGGATCGTCCTGGCCGCGCCCCGCAATGGAGGCGGACGAATACTACGGCGTCGGCTGGAAGTGCCTTTACAGCCCCGAATCCCTGACACGAGAGGACCTACTGCAGCTTGCGTCAATTGCTGACGCGTATGGATACCTCCTGTTGGAGACAACCCAAAAGCGGCGGGATTTCGTGTGTCGGGAAGCGCGCCGATGGGTGTCGAGGTGGAGCGAGCCATGAGCAGCGACTTCTGGTGGGGCATGTTCGTCATCCCCGCCGCTGCACTCGCTGTCGCTGGCGTCCTGGTTGCGGTCATGGCCGTCATCTGGGCCTCAGCGAAGTGGGGCGGCAATGAGTACAAGCTGTGGCCGAAACGGTGGGGTCAGCGCGAGTCCATCGTGACCGTCGTCGCCACCGCCAAGTCGGTGCGCTACCTGTGGATTCCCGGATGGCACATCGTCATCTGCCGGACCACGATGGCCACCCAGGATAGTCGTCCGGAATGGCAGCGCCGACTGCGTGTTCAGCACGCCATCGGTGCCGCAATCAGAGCCGAGGAGGAAGACCGTGAGTGATGTTGTGGAGCGCGCGAAAGCAGCACTGGAAGCCCTGGGTGATAAGGGGCCGTGGACTATCGACTCCGAAGACGGCGAGCCGATTATTCACGAAGCTCACCACTATGACTCGACGGATGAGTGGTACGACGTGGACGGGGTGAACGGCGGGTGGGTGGCGCACTGCGAAGACCTCCCGGTGGCAGAGTTCATTGCTTCTGCGCGTTCGTTGGTTCCCGAGTTGATCGCCGAAGTCGAGCGACTCCGGGCGCAGGAAACACGAATCCGAGAACTGTGCGAAGACCCGTCGCACGGACCGCTGTATCCGTACAAGATCCTCGCTGCACTGGATACCGAGGGGGAACGATGAACGGCAAACGCTGGTGGCTGAAAGTCGCGGGCGAAGACGGATCAACGATGACATGGCCCGATCCAACCGACCCCACAAGCCTTGAGTGGCGGTTGCGGTACGCACCGGACACCATCACACCCGCCGACCATCTCGCACTCGCGGCGTTCGTCCACGCTTACGTGCATCTGTTCGTGCTGCCCTCGCGGCTGCGAAACCTACGAGTCCGCCAGGTTCGCGCAGCGCTTGCCGACATGTCTACCGAGGGCGAGGACAAGTGAGCATCCCCGAGCTGATCGCTTGGTCGACTATCGCGTGGGGTGTCGGTCTGACCCTAGTCGGGTGGCTAGATGCCGGCGGCTAAGAAACCACGTCGCTGCGTCGACTGCCGAGACGCGGGCAGGCCGCTGACTCGGCCCGCTCCTCACCCGGGGCCGCGCTGCGCTACGGACTGGCGACTGAAGAAGTCAGACCGCAGGGAGACGGCCAGGGAGCAACGTCTGATCGACACCTACGACATCGACCTGGATGAGTACGACAAGATCAAGGCTCATCAAGGCGGCAAGTGCGCTATCTGCCGTATCGCTACCGGAGCCAGGCGCGCGCTCGCCGTCGATCACGACCATGCAACGGGTTACATCCGGGGCTGCCTCTGTAAGCCCTGTAACGTAATGCTGGGCCGCGCAAGGGATTCCACGGAGTTCTTCGAGCGCGCTATCGAGTATCTGGAGAACCCGCCCGCGTTCGCGGTGATCGGGAAACGGATCGCTCCTATCGAGGTCCCGAACTTGAATCGTAACCAAGGAAGGAAGAAACGATGAAACCGACTGCACGCCCGAGCCTGCTCCGTCAGCAGCTGCTGGGGGCTCTGCTGGACCCGCGTAAGTACGCGCTGGCCCGGAACGTCTCGGAGCACTCCGTGGACCGCACCGCTCGGAGGTGGGGTAAGTGATCGATGCCGTAGTTGCAGCCAAGCAGTGGCTCTACGAGGTCGAGGACGTACCGCTCACGGTCCACCTGTACGCCGCCGACGAGATTATCCGTCTCGTGAAAGGACTGGTCGAAGCGGCGGAGGCGACGCTCTGATGAGCCAGGGCTGGATGAAGATCGAGGCGTTCGTCAAGGTCGATCCGACCACCGACACCGAAGACGTTTACGAGTTCCTAGACGACGCGCTCAAGCAGCAGTTCCCGTACCACGAGGGCATCGAAGTGTACGAGGTCTTCCGGTGGAACCTTCACAAACGCTGATCGCGAAGGTCATCGAGCGGTTCGACGACTCGTGGGTCCCTCCCGAGGACACGGGCCGGGTGTGGATTCCCTGCCTCTGCTGGGCTCACGCCGACACGCGGCCATCAGCCGCGGTCTCGTACAAACTCAACGCCTTCGCTTGCCTCGGCTGTGGAACGAAAGGCAGCGCTATCAGTCTGCTGATGAAAAGGGAGGAGGTATCGCACCATCGCGCACTTGAGCTCGCACAGGAACTTTCTCCTGGAAGCATCGAAGCAGTATCACCAGGCCCTGCCAGGCTCCGAAGGGGAGGAGTATCTGGCAACCCGAGGGCTAACCAATCCAGCCATCTCCGACGCAGTGAGCAAGTTTCGCCTCGGCTACGTAGCGGAGCCGCTGCCCGGGCATGAGATGTACAAAGGGATGCTCGCTATCCCTTATCTCCGCTGGGCACCGGATATCGGCTGGCAGGTTGTCTCGCTGAGGTTTCGACGGATCGAAGCCGTGGAGGGCAAGGCGAAGTACCTGACAGTCCCCGGGGACAAACCTCGGATGTTCAACACGATCGCGCTCTTGCAGCCATCCCAGAAGGTGGCCCTTTGCGAGGGCGAGGCCGACACCATCACGGCTACCGCAGCCGGGATACCTGCTGTGGGGGTCCCCGGTGCGCAGGCGTGGAAAGAGCACTTCCGCGAACCGTTCCTCGGATACCGGGAGGTGCTGATACTCGCGGACGGTGACGATGCGGGGATGCAGTTCGCTGAGACGGTGGCGGGTGTTCTGCCCAACGCCAAGATCATCCCGATGGGCCGGGATGGCGAAGACGTCAACAGCCTTGTGTTGGAGCAAGGCGTTCAAGCACTGAAAGACAAGGTAGGGATATGACAGAAAGCATCCTGGAAGAGGCGCAACGCCTGATCCACGGACCTCGCAACAAGAACTACGGGCACCCCCGGGAGAACTTCGCCGACATCTCCGCGTTGTTCTCCGCGTACCTGGAGCGCCCGATCACTGACCTCGACGTCGCGAACCTGATGATCCTGGTCAAGGTGGCCCGGTTGAAGGGTACGGGGTATCACCGGGACTCTTACACCGACATCGCGGGTTACGCCGGCTGCGCCGAGCGGATCTACGAGGAGCCGGTAGAGGAGGACGGTCAGCTCGCCCTGTTCGATTTTCCGCTGCCCGACGACTTGATTCGTAACGAGGACTCGGACTCGTTGACCTGGATCGACTCCCTGAACGACATGGTCATCGACCTGGACGAGGTCGTCGAGTGATCGGCGTCGGTAAGACCCAGGCCCTCCCGGGGGGATTCGTGGTCGTCGGAGTCGAGCTCGGCGATAACTGCACCTACACATCCGTCACCGACGCGATCAACGCGCTGGACGACGTCTACCGATCAGTACGCGCGGAGCTAACCCTCCTCGCAGAGAAGGGAACCAAATGACTCAGCGTATCGTCTTTCTACCCGATACTCAGCTGCCTTACGAGGCGCGCAAAGAGATGCAAGCGGTCATCCGCTTCATCGGGGATGTCCAGCCGTACGGCGTGGTACATATCGGTGACATCCTGGATCTGCCCCAGCCCTCGCGATGGAACAAAGGCACAAAGGGCGAGTTCGAGGGTTCGGTGTACCGCGACGCGGACTACGCCAAGAAGCACCTCCTGGAACCTCTCCGCAAGGTTTACGACGGGTGGATCGGGGCTCATGAAGGGAACCACGACTGCTCCTGGACAAACGCCCGGGCCGTCACCCGACGAGGGTTCGTCCACGTCGACGACCTGACGACCGACGACGAGGTTATGTCGGTGGACGACCAAGGACGCACGATCTGGCAGCAGATCGACGAGGTTGTCCGGTTCCCGTTCTCGGGCACGCTGTACTCCCTCGGAGGCCGAGAGATCAACGCGACCATCACAGCGAACCACCGAGTGGTGGGCCTGAACCGGGAGAAGACGAAGTGGGTCGAGCACACCCCGACGTCGCTGCCTGGAAACAAGATGTGGGTCTACACCGCCGGCGAGGGGTCGAACGAGGACTACCCGCTCACCGACACCGAGATCCGACTCGCGGTCTGGGGGCTCACGGATTCGCATCGCTCGCCCGATGGGCGCTGGACGTTCTACCAGTCAGGCGAGAAGGCGGAGCAGGTCCGGAAGCTGCTGGCCGACGCAGGCATCGAATACCGGGAACGGGCACGTAACCGAGGCATCACCGAGATCGACGGCAAGGTGCTGAAGGCTCCTCCGAAGACCCAGTACGAGTTCAGCCTGGGCAAGGTTCAAGAGTTGGATGATCTGCTCGACCGAGGTCGTAGCGAGCTCCCGACCTGGACACTGTCTCTGTCACAGCGGCAGGCCCGGCTGTTCCTGGAGGAGTACCGGTTCACCGACGGTACAGACACGACCAGCGCAGGGGATTCCTACGTGCTGTACGTGTGCAAGGACCGTATGCGGGAGCAGCTGCAGATGCTGGCTGCTGCCAACGGGCTACGGGCGTCGACCACCGAGTACCGGCCAGGTCACTGGCGTCTGAACATCAGCAACCGCGCATTGTCGGGACTGTACAAGAACACCGTCGAGGAGGTCGCGTACGAGGGAGAGGTCTGGTGCCTCCGAGTCCCTAACGGACGCTTCTTCATCGAAGACGGCGGCAAGATCCACCTGACCGGAAACTCCCGGGCCAGGGACTATCTCTCCAAGAACGCACCGGCCCTGGAGGGTACGCACGCTTTCGACATCGACGTGCTGCTCGACTTCGACGGGTTCGGTGTGGAGCTGCTGCCTGACTTCTACGACATCGCTCCGGGCTGGATCTCCACTCACGGGCACATGGGCAAGATGACGCTATCCCAGATCGCCGGATCGACAGCGCTCAACGGTGCCAAGAAGTTCGGCAAGTCCGTGGTCTGCGGCCACACGCACCGGCAGGCTGTCGTCTCGCACTCGTTCGGGTACGGCGGCTCGGTGCGCAAGACCGTCACCGGCATGGAAGTCGGGCACCTGATGGACATGAAGAAGGCCAACTATCTAAAGGGCGGAGCCGGGAACTGGCAGATGGGTTTCGGGATGCTCACGGTCGACGGCAAGCATGTCAAGGCTGAGATCGTCCCGATCCTGGGAGGCAAGTTCACCGTTGACGGCCAGGTCTGGGAGGTCTGACGCCGTGGCCTTGACACGTAACGGGAACGTTCTGCCGTACCTGCACTTCGAAGCCCGGTCCCGGGAGATTCCCCGGGTCGAGCTGATCGAGGTTCTGGTCGAGGAGACCTACGCCAAGCGCAGTCTGGAGCCGGTGAATGGATGACTCTCTCTTGGACAAGCGCCTCAGACGAGGTGCGAAGTCCGCGGGGGTGGAGTGGTCTCTGACAGCCGATCAGCTGGAAGACCTGATCGGGGACCTGTGGGTCGCTGTTCTGGAGAAGTCGTCGCGGATGACCGCGGCTACGCAGCCGTCGGAGGGCGAGGCTATCTCGTTCCTGCGCCGACACGCGTATCAGATCCTGAGCGAGTCCGCGTTCGCGGACGACCTAGCCCGGGGTGACTGGGACTACTCATCGGAGTCGATCAAAGACGCGCTCAAAGGCCGATCGGACAACGTGTACCTGATGGAGGTGATTCCTCAGGCTGTATCCCAGCTCGTGGATCGCCACCCGCCGTACGCGGAAGCGCTCAAGGTCAGGTACATCGACGGCGTGGTTCTGCGGGACCAGGCCGCCAAGGACCGGCTGAAGAACGCTCACCGCGCGGTGCTCGAAGAGGTCCACAAGGTCATCAGGCAGACCGATGACCACGACGGCCCCGGCTCACGGTCCAAGGTGTTCCCGGACTCGATCCGGTCGCACAACGGCCCGGGTGACCCTGTCGGGGAGCTGGCTACCCGTCTCGCTGACGACGGGTGGAAGCCAGCCAGCGAGGACGGTCTGACGTACCGGGAGCTGGTCGACCTGGCTACCGCCGAGCAGGTGACCTCCAGTGCTCCGAAGCATCACCGGGCGTGCCCGGTGTGCCACCACATAGTGCCGATCAGCTCGGGACGGTTCAGGGATCACCTGATCCCGTCTTGCGCAGGGTCAGGGGCTGCCGCGTGAACATCTTCGACGGCCAGTTCAGCGGTATGTCCGGCGTCGACATGTACCGAGCGTGGGTGACGCCTGAGCTCTACCCCAACCAGAAGCGGGCTCTCATCGAGAACTGGGACCCGCAAGACATCGAGATGTACGTAGGAGGCAGGCATGCCCGGTGACGATCCGCGGGACACACCGCGGTTCTCTGCCTTGACCGCCGTTGAGACTGAGCTTGGTCGTCAAGACGGGAAGTGGGGTGAGCAGAACCACCCTGACGGTACGGGCGACGCACTGTTTAAGGATCTAGCAGAGCTAGCCAAGATCTCCTGCGATCAGGCAGCTATATCAGGGTCTGTCACCTATAGGCACATCCTCCTGGAGGAGGTCTGGGAGGCGATGGCTGAGTCCGACAAAGAGAAGTTGAAGACCGAGCTGGTCCAGGTCGCAGCAGTCGCTGTCGCCTGGGTCGAGAAGCTCATCCGAGAAGAAACCAACAACCGGAAGGAAACCGAATGACTGTCACCACCGATCCCTGGGCCTCGAACGACAACGGCCCCGAGCAGCCTGTCGCCACCACCGCTCCCGCGACCACCGTGGTCAACAACAGCAGCAACGTGGCTCCTGGCGAGGGCAAGATCGTCACCACCCTGAAGGGTGGCCGTGACTTCGACGCGCCGTGGATCGTTATCCACGCTTCGTCGGTCGAAGAGTCCGACGCTCTGCTGGACGCGAAGTTCAAGGACTACATGGACAAGGTGAAGAAGGTCGCCGCGGCGTTCGCGGGCGGATCGGCTGCGCCGGCTCCCGCGCAGTCCTCGGGCGGCGGGTACCAGCGACAGGCTCCGCAGGGTGCGCAGGAAGCCCCGGAGTGGGCTCCGCCGAAGCCGTACGACGACTTCGTCTACAAGACCGGTGTGTCGAAGAAGACCGGCAAGGTCTGGCACGCGTGGATGCCTCCGACCAAGGATGACGGTCGCGACGCCAAGTTTTTCTACGCAAATTAACTTGACTCGTAACCACCTAGGAGGGTGTAATTGAGCGAGGAAATCAAGGTTCCGAAGTTCATGGTCATGCTTCAGAACGGGTTGTTCTGGACGTTCCCGGACGACTGCGAGTACCGCATCAGCGGTGACGAGCTGGAAGTCGACTTCGGGGAAGGGGAGTACCGGGTCTTCCCGATCAAGAACAACATCGCCTACTACGGGCGAGTGATGGTCAAGGAAGAAACCCCGGAGGGGCAGATCCGACGGGAGCTGGGTCTGTGAAGAAGTTAGTTGCAGCCGCGCTCCTGGCTCTGGGAGTGGTCGCCCTGACAGCCTGCGAGGACGACTCCGACGGCGGTCCGAACGGCGTAATCATCGTGGACGGTGTGCCTTATTTTTACTGACCACGACTTGATACGTAACCACTAACGAAGGGAGGGGCGGGTGAAGCAACACCGCTACCAGATCAAGGACGAGACAGTTCTGGTCAACGTCGTAGAGCACGAGGATGATCTCGACGGGTTCGAGAGCTTCATCCGCTCCAACCTCCGGATTCTCGGCCTCGATACCGAGACCACGGATCTGGGGATCTACAAACCCGACTTCGGTATCCGGCTGATCCAGTTCGGTAACCCGTGGGAGTCGTGGGTTCTGCCGGTGGAGCGGGGCGGTGTGTTCGTAGGAGCCGCCGTCACCGCTCTGCAGAAGGTCCAGCGCTTCGTGATCCACAACGCTGCGTTCGACCTCCAGGTGATCGAGCGGACACTCGGTGTGCCGATGGAGCAGATGTGGCCGAAGGTCGAGGACACCAAGATCTACTCGCACCTGGTAGACCCTCGGGCCTACAAAGAAGGCGGGACCGGCCACAAGCTGGAAGAGCTGACGAAGTTCTACATCGACCCGGTGACCGCCGAAGAGGTCAAAGCCTCGATGGCTCGCCTGGCCAAGAAGCACAAGACCACCAAAGACAAGATCTGGGCTCTGGTCGACCTGGACGACCCGGACTATGAGCTGTACGCCGGCATGGACACGATCCTGGTGTCGAGGCTGCTGGGCAAGGTAGCCCCGCTGGTGCCGGAGTCGTCGCACAAACTGATCCCGTACGAGCACAAGCTCGCTGAGGTGATGTCGTACGTCGAACGCACCGGGTTCCTGCTGGACGTCGACTACTCGGAGAAGCTGTCCGCGGACATGCTGCGGAAGTCCGAGCACTACACCGCGGTGGCTCGGTACGCGTACGGGGTCGACTCGGTGAACTCCACCGAGAAGCTGGCCGACGGCCTGGAGCGCACGGGCGTGAAGATCAAAGGCCGCACAGCCACAGGTAAGCGCCAGGTGAACGCCGAGCTGCTGGAAGCTCTGGCGGAGGAGGGCAACGCGCTGGCGAAGGCGGCGATCGAGGCGAAGAAGTGGGGTTCCTGGGAGAAGACCTGGGTCCGCAACTTCATCGAGCGGCGGGACGCCAACGACCGGGTCCATCCGGGGATCAACCCGCTGCAGGCCCGGACTGCGCGGATGTCGACCACATCGCCTTCGGCGCAGAACCTTCCGGCCAACGACTGGATGGTCCGACGGTGCTTCCTCGCGGACCCCGGGCAGCTGATGGTTTCGGTCGACTACCAGGCGCAGGAGCTTCGCGTCCTGGCGGCGCTCGCCAACGACCGGACGATGATCCGCGCGTTCGAGGAGGAGGCGGATCTACACCAGGTGACCGCGGACGCCGCGGGCATGGATCGCAAGGTCGGCAAGATGGCCAACTTCCTAACCGTGTACGGAGGGGGTGCGGGGAAGCTCGCGACCAACGCAGGCATCACGTTCCCGGAGGCGAAGAAGGTGCTCGACATCTTCGCGGCCACCTACCCCGGGGTTACCGATCTGTCCAAGAGCCTGCAACGGGAGGCGGCGAACCTCGGGTACGTCATCACCCCTACCGGTCGTCGGCTGCCCGTCGACCCCGACCGAGGATACGCGGCGCTGAACTACATGGTGCAGTCCACGTCACGTGACGTAACGGCCAGCGCTGTGCTGCGGCTGCACGAAGCGGGGATGACCCCGATGATCCGTCTGGTGATCCACGACGAGGTTCTGGCGTCGGTACCCGAGGCTGAGGCTGAGGTTACGGCTAAGGAGATCGGCCGGATCATGGAGCAGACGTTCCGAGGCGTGCTGATCAACACCGACCCGGAGGTCGGGGGCCGATCCTGGGGCGCGGCATATCTGAAGAAAGACGAGCAACCGTCCGCAGATCCATTTCTGCGGATCCCAGCTTGATTCGTAACGGAAGGAACAACGTGGAGTTTCAGGACTTTCTGGACAAAATTTATCAGGTGTTCTCGCAGACCACCGGAGCCGAGAACCGGTTCTGGGCGGTGGAGGACAACAGCGCCGAGGGCGTCGGGGTCTGGGACCTGGTCGCCGTCGACCAGGAGGATCGCCGGGAGTACCTCGGCAGGTTCTCCAACGAAGCGGATGCCGACTTCGTCGCATCGATCCACGGCGCTCTCGCGGACATGGTGCGCAGGTCGATGGAGGCGATCGACGACGCGGCTCGGCTGGAGCTGGAGCGCGACAACCTGATGGGCCGGGTCTTCGACCTGGAGCTGGAGATCCAAGGGCTCAAGAGCGAGTTGGACCGTTACGAGGGGGTGGAATGAGCAAGCACGAGTACGTCGTCGAGCTGGGCGGTAAACTCTGGGTTCAGGGGTACCCCGCTCGATCCGTATCGGGACGCCACCGGCTGCCGGACGTCCGATTCAGCCAGGAGCTGCCCGGCGGGACGGTCTACTGGTCGGTGAACCGGAAGGGCTTCTTCCGTCGCGACGACAGCCTCCCCTCGGGATGGGTGCAGCGCATCTACCCGCGTGTAGCTACCAGCTTCAGGACCGCGGAATGAAGCGGGTGCGTGAACTGGTGCTGGTCCGGATGCTCGACCATGAGGTTCGGCTGGAGCACCTGATCCAGATCGTGCGGGGGTGGTTCCGGTGAGGGAGCTCTGGGGTAACGACGCCAGGAAGTGGCTGATCCGCAAGAGCCCGCACACCCAGGAGTGGATCGTGCTCCCGTCGATCGGATCGTTCTACGGCGTCATCACGTTCCACCCGGACTACGAGTCGGCTCGGGCCGCCTTCATCAGACAAACGAGGAGACCATGAGCAAAAAGAAGAAAGACGTCACCGTCGAGCAACTGGCCGTAATCACCGACCGACTTACCGAGGCGGTGGATCTGCTGAAGATCATCTCGACGCAGACCCGTCAGTCAGAGGTGATTACGGTGCGTCAGCATGACGATCCGGAACTGCAGCGTCGTAAGGTGAGCGCGGCTCAGGAGATCGAGGCCATCCGCGCCGAGGAGGCGGAGCGCTATCACGCCTACCGTGACAAGCCTCTGCAGCCGTACGTTCGGGTCCACGAGGCCCCGTAAACCCCTCTAGCGTCCACGCTGACGGACTCAGCAGTACAACTGAATAGAGACTACCAGAGAGCCCTCTGCGTGCCCTTACACGGCGCGTAGGGGGCTTTTCTGCGTTCTCGGGTAGCCGCTCTACGACATCCCGGTGTGTAGCCGTTCGACCACGCTACCGAGCCTGAGATGCTGCTCGTACTCCTGCAGATCCCCGAAGTCGATCGTGCGAGTCAGCCCGCCGCGGACGTCGAACGTCAGCCGAACGTTCATCGACCGTAGCCAGGTGTTCTTACCCGCGGTGTCCTGATCCCGCCACCAGTCCCCGAACCTCTGCCCGGTCTCGCGCCACTCCCAGCCCGAAGGGCGAGCCTCTAGCCCTTCCAGCTCCTCCTGCCGCGCGGCCAGCGCCGCGATACGAGCATCCAGCGCCTCGCGCTGCGGAGACCCGGCCCGGTACGCCGGGGAGCCGATCAGCGACGTCAGGTCCAGCAGCTCCGCGTTCACCTCCGCGAGTTCTACCGCGGAGTCCGAGCCGGCTACCCAGACTTTCTCCAGACGCTCCGAGTCCCCGAGCAGATCCAGCACCTGCTCCTCGCAGAACGCGTCCCACTCGGCCATCGCGACCGTGCCGTTCCCGCAGTGCTTCGGGAATCCCATCGAGCGGCAGCGGTAGCGCGGGTGCTTACGTCCTCCCCCGGCGAACTTGTAGGCGGGCTCCCCGCACACCGCGCAGAACAACACCCGCAGCAGCAGCGACGGGGTAGACACCGCGGGCTTCGTCCGGTCGGTCTTCACGAGCTCGGCGCGCAGCGACTCCAGCTGCTCACGCGTCAGGATCGGCTCAGACCGCACCAGCGGGGCTCCGTCGTCGTCTCGGACGGTCTTACCGTTCAGAGTCGCGTACCCGAGCATCGCCTCGGAGATCAGCGAGCGCTTCAGCGCGGTGGCTGACCACGCCCGCCCCTGCGGCTCCCGGCCCTGCAGCTGCGCGAAGTAGTCCTTGGGCGACAGGACACCACGCCGGTTCAGGTCGTGGGCCACCAGGTGCAGCGGCTCGTGGTTGTCGACGACGCGGTGATACACCTCGAGGATGCGCTCTCGCTGCACCGGGTCCGGCACCAGCCGCCACTCCCCGTCCACGCGCGTAGGCAGGTACCCCCACGGCGGCAGGGAGCCTCGGTATTTCCCGGCGCGGATATTGAAATGCGCCGCCGAACGGTTCCGCTCTTTGATCGCTTCTAATTCCATCTGCGCCACAGTCCCCATAAGCGCGATGACGACCGCCGCGAACGGCGTCGTCGTATCGAAGTGCGCTTCGGTCGCGGAGACGACCAGCTTCTTGTGGTCCTCGGCCCAGTGCACCAGCTGCTGCAGATGCCGGATCGATCGGGTCAGCCGGTCTACCCGGTACGCCACGATGACATCGAACGGTTGCTCCTCGAACGCCAGCCACCGGGCCAGGTTCGGGCGGCGCTTCCGGTCGAACGGATCGACCGCTCCGGAGACGTCCAGATCCTCCGCTACCCCGACGACGTCCCAGCCGCGCTGGGCGCAGAGCTGCCGGCAAGACTCCAGTTGACGCTCCGGTGAGGTCGTAGCATCGGTGACACGGGACAAGCGGATGACTACCAGGGCTCTCATGGGTTTGTACCGTACACCACTGAGACCGCGGTGGTTGACCAGACAAACCACGAAGACACAGGTCATCACGGCCATACCCACTGAAACAAGAAAAGCCCCCTACCCGGCCCGCGAAGGCTAGGTAGGGGGTTTCTTGGTATGCGAGGTCAGTAGGTTTCGGTGACCTCTTTGGCGTGGCGACCGCCGCCGCAGCGGACCTCGCAGCCGTACACGGTCTTCAGCTTGCCGTTCTTGAGGACCTTCTTGATAGAGCCGTCCGGGTTCTTCACCGGGACCCACTTCGCACCCTGCCCGCCGGAGCCGGTAGCACAGGCGTGCTTGTAGATCTGACCGTGACCGAAGCCGTGGTTCGAGCAGTGAGCCGGAGCAGCCTGGGAGATCGGTGCGATACCGAGCCCGAGACCAGCCGCGAGGATGCCCGCGGCAGCGATAGTGCGTAACATAACAGCGCCTTCCTGATGGTGGGTGTGCGACCGACGGGGTTGGTTTCTCAGGCCTTAGCCCCGCCGGTCGTTCTCTCGCAGGCGACTTTACTCGTAACCTCGTTACGTGTCAAGCGCGAATCATTCCCACTCGATCAGGACGTAGCCGTCACCGCCGCTGCCTGCGTTTGATCCGCCCGTGTTTATGCTTCCGCTGGTCCCCCCGCCGCCGTTCCCCGCGGGGCCGGAGCTGGTTCCGTTGCTGCCGCTGCTGATGCTGTTGTCGTTGGACAGGAGGCCTCCAGCACCCCGGCCGCCAGCGCCTGAACCGTCCGTCCGGCTTTGCCCGCTAGTCGGGTTACTGCCGCCGTTGCCGCCTTTGCCACCTGTATAGCCTGTTGCGGATATGCCGGAGATGCTGGTTGTACCGCCGGCCCCGCCGCTTCCGCTGGACGACGAGTTAGTGCCCCTCACACCCGCTGCCCCTCCGCTAGCCGTCAGGGAAACGCTGCCGGACGAGAACACAGTCGAGCCGCCGGGCGTGCCGTTATTGCCGTTGGACGATCCCGCCGCCCGCGCTCCACCGGCACCGCCGAGGCCCCGGATGAGGGTAAACGTCGAGCCGAGAGACGCGCGTGGAATCCAGACGCGGTCGATGTAGCCACCGCCACCACCGCCGCCGCCGCCGTAGCGGTAGCCGGAGTTGGCTCTGCGGCCGGAGCCGCCGCCGCCGCCCGCACCGCCGAGGGTGACCCAGCAACCGGATGCGCCCTCGGGCACCTGCTCGTCGATCAGATCCTCGTAGCCAGGGTCTTCGCTGGAGATCGTGAACGGGGTGAAGTCCGGAACCGGAGGCCAGATCCTCATCGCGCCGACGTAGATCGTCGCCGCAGCATCCCCGACGAACACACCGACAACGTCGAGGCCACCGACCTTCAGACTCATTCGACGACCACGTAGATCGTGTCAGGGTCCGGAGACCCCAGCTCGTCGTAGTCCTGCTGGGTGATCACCAGGATCGACTTACCGTCGAGCGCGTCTTGCATCGCGTTGTGCTCCGAACCCAGCTGGTTCAGAAACGCCGCATCAACCTGCTGACCGACACCGTCTGTCCAGTTCTCGGGAAGTGCCATGCGTGCTCCTTAGAAGCGGATAAACCCGTCGGTCGGCCAGATCACACGGATGTCCGACCCGTTCGGGATGACGAATTGGTAAGTAGGGGAGTCGTGATACGACAGCAGCGTCGACGTAGACGCGGTACCGGTGTGCTTGTAGACGATGACCGCCTCACCCGTGTCGCCCGTAACTTCGGGGAACACCGTCGGGTCAGCCTTCACCCAGCCGGCGGAAGTCACCGACTTGCCGGTCAGGCTCTCCGAGACAGCGATGATCGCCCCGGACGGGATGTTCGCCAACGTCGTGTGCGACGTCAGGTTCACGGTGTAGTCGTCGGCGTCGATCATCAACGCCCGGATGTCGTCGTTCAGCCAGTCGATATCGCCTCTGGCTGCCGCAGCACGGCAGCTGTTGTAACGAGCAGAAATCTCTTGTCTCCTTAGATCTCGAACGGCACGTCAGCCGGGATCTGGTTGTCACCGGTGGACTCGACCGTCAGGTACAGCGTCGGGTCACGGACCTCGTCCGCGTCCTCAGCAGGATCAGGACGGAAGATCCAGTCCCGGTGACCGGTGGACTCGGGGTTCAGCAGGTAAGCGATCTGGTAGAACAGGTCGACCGCGTCGGCGTGCCCAGCGAAGTTGTTCAGCATCGTTGCGATGACCGAGCCGTCGTCCTGGTTGTAGAACAGCACCGCGATGTAGCCGCCGAGGTTGCCGACCCATCCGAGCCAGTGCCCCCAGCAGATCGAGTTCAGACCGAACCCCATCCACCCCGGACCCTGATGAGGTCCCGCAGGCTCGTACTCGACGTATCGTGTGAAGATCTCTTTTCGGAGCTGGTTCATCTCCTCGGACAGGAACTCGCCCTCGTACAGCGCTTTGCCGAACTTGACGAAGTCCTCCATGTTCCCGGCGAGAGAACCGGCCGCGTCCGACCACGTCGTGGACACCGCGGTCCACTCCAAGTCCTTGGACGTCGGGTATCCGAGAAGCCCAGCCAGGAACGCGAACGGCCCCAGGATTGCCTGAATCTGCGGGAGCGCCAGGTTGGGCGTCCACCCGCGGACGTACGGCTGGTTCATGTAGTTCGTCGTCGGCCAGTGCAGAGACTCCATGCCGACGGTGTTCTTCCACTCCTCGACGATGAGTTCCCGGGCCGAGCGACCTGTGTAGAACTCCGCGTCGCACCATTCGAGTATCTTGCCCATCAGCAGCGTCGCCGCGTTCGAGTAGTGCGAGTCGGTACCCGGCTCGAACACCGGGGTAGACGCACGGATGTAGGCCAGCGGGTCGTAGTTCAGCGTCGGGTTGAGGAAGTACGTCTGCTGAACCGCCGGGTCGCCTTGCAGCCAGTCCTTCAGACCGTCCTGGAACAGGAGCAGGTACCGCACGGTGATCTTGTCGCCGTTCGGGATACCGTCGATGAACTGGTCGAGCGTGTCGTCCCAGTCGATGTGACCGCGGTCGATCTCGCGCAACACCAGGGTGTTACACGCCATCTTCGAACACGAGCCGTACCGGAAATTCTGATCCAGGCTCAGTGGCTTATTCGCGGTCCGGTCACCGCCGTACGCTTTGTAGTACGACCCGGTCGGAGTTTCGATCCCGACCATCGCACCGTCGGCGGGTTTGTCGGTGGTCGGCTTCATCTTCGCCGCCACCAGCGCATCGATCTGCGCCCGCACCGCCGGGGCCAGCGGATCGGCGGGAGACAGCTCATCGGTAGCGGCCTCCGCCTCCAGCTCAGCCAGCGTCTTGGGCTCCGACTCGTTACCCGCCATGTCGATAGCGGTGACCGTGATCTGACTGGAGTAGTCGGTGCCCGGAGTCAGGCCGGTGATAGTCACCGACCCGAGCTCCGTAACCGGGGATGTGTTCTGGCGTACGCCGTTGCGGTACACGTTGTAACCGCGAAGTCCGCTAGGCATCGTCGACAGCTCCCGAGGGTGTGATAGTGATCGAGGTGGTCGTCGCAGACACGTCGACGTGCAGCGCGGAGGTGTTCGGAGGCGTCACGTCTCCTTCGCCGTCGCCCACGACCTCGCCAGGCAGAGCGCCCTTGCGGAACTGGACAGCCGCGCATGCGGGTCCACCGGGGCCACCTTGGGTGTAGATACCGAGCCAGTGACCGCCGTTACCGCCGCCGCCAGGCTTGGTACCAGCGCCGCCGTACGCGTGCTGATCGCCGCCAGCGGCCAGCTTCAGGCCGTTGTATTCGACTTCCTCGATGCCTTTACCGACCGGCTTGCCGAGCGCCACAGGGCGCTGACCGGAGCCGTTAGATCCGTTGGCAGCGGACACCTCGAACCCGGGGATCGACAGCTCAGCGCCGTCCCACTCCAAGATCGTGGTGGTGCCGGAGAAGTGCTCACCACGGGTCCAGGTCACGGTGTTGACCGAGCCAGGCTGACCGGGGTTGCCGTAGAACCCGAGGAACCCGTCGGCACCCTCGCCGCCCTTACCGGTGACGATCGCGTCGATGCGGTCGCACCACGCCGGGACCGGGATAGCTACAGGCTTCTCGAAGAACTCGACCTGCGGGTCGTGGTGATCCGAGCCGGTGCCGGTGTCCACCGCGATACCGACGCGGGGGACGTTGTCGGTCCAGGTGACATCGGCTTTGTCCAGGGTGGCCGGAGGAAGAGAAGGCGCCGACAGCGAGCGGGTGGCCCCGACGTTGCCGATCGGAGCGCCGTCGTTGTCCGGGAGGTTGAAGTCCCGGCCGCGCATCGTGTGCGTGCCACCGACGGCGATGAACTCGTACGCCAGCAGGTCGCCGGCTACAGCCGCGATCGGGGTAGTGAGTTCGTAAGCCATGTTCGCGCCGGGGGACGCGGAGCCCGCCAGCAGACCCGCGATGTTCTCGGACTGGTGGATCAGCTCACCCAGCTCCGGGTCAGAGCGGTCGTCGACGCAGCGGTAGACGTTGATGTAGAACTCGGTGATGCCCGAGGTGCCCCAACCGATCCAGGTGATCAGGCCGATAGGCATCGACTGCTCGATGACATCGAACGCGATGATCGAAGTGCCGGGGGCGACCGAGACCGTGGAGTTCAGGGTGTCCAGGTCGAAGTTGCCGCGCTCGGACTTGTACAGCCCGGACTTCGGCTTCTTGTTGTTCTGGATACCGAGGATGTCCCAGGCGAACCCGCCGCGGGCAGCCGCCGAGGAGATCTGCTCGATCAGCGACTGGAGATCCGAGATCCCCGCACCGATGCCGGTGACCCCGACGATGCCCGAGACGATCGCATCGACGATGCGCTTGATGGTCTCTTCGATCGACCCGCCACCGAGCACGCCTCCGACCGCACCGGGTCGGATGTTGGTCAGCGAGAAGATCAGGTCTTCGATCGTGTGGCCGATGTTCAGGGTGCCGGTGAGCGCCTGGACGATAGCGTCGATCACCGCGCCGATACGGGCCGCGGCGTGCTCTAGTTCGTCGCGGAGCTCCTGCGGCAGGTAGGAGAGGATCTGCTCCAGCACGCGCGGGGTCTCGCGGATCGCGCCCATGATGGCGTCGACCGCACCGGCTACGGTGTTGAACGCGCCTTCCAGCACGTTCGGAATGAAGTCTTTGAACTTCTGCAGCGCTTCCAGCGGCAGGCGCAGCAGCAGCTGCGGCAGCACCAGCAGCGCGTTGGCCGGGTTGAAGTCGGGGACCTGGAACAGCGACCGGGCGATGTCCTCGGTCATGTCCTGGCCGTATCGGTAGTCACCGCCGCCGATGACGAACGCACCGTCCGGGGGAGTCGGGACCCACTGATCGTCAGCCACAGAGACCTCCGTTACATGTCAAGTTCAGAGCAGCAGTTCGGCCGGGGGAGCCGGAGGCTTCCGTCCCGGGATGTGCTTGCTGATCCACGACTGCAGGACGCGGATGTAATCGATCGACAGCTGCAGCCGGGTCTTGGTCGTGTAGTTCTCTTCTTCGAGCTGGTTGACGCGCACGGTCAGATCCGCGATCTCCGCTTTGAGCGGGGCGATCAGAGTCACCGCGGTCTCGACGAAGATCTGCGAGGCCTCCGCCTCGGTCTTCTCGATCTCGGCGGGCTCCCGTCGCCGGGAGCGCCACTTCTCGCCGTAGATACCGATCGCGATGCCCGCAGGACCGCTAGCCACCGCCAACCAATCCAGGACCTCGGTCACCGTTTCGTAGGGGTGACGTGGCGGCGGATCACGAATCCGAGGACGAACGGTGCAGCCACCGCGTAGATAGCGACCGCCTGATCGATCCACGAGACGTCGAACGTCTTACCGAGGACGAACCCGGCGAAGCCTAGTCCCGCGGCCACAGCGCCGCGCAGCACCGCAGGCTCGGGGACGTACTCCTCGATGCCTTCGATGTCACCGTCTTTGTCCAGGTCCCAGCCCAGGTGCGGGATCTCGAAGCCGCCTGTGTTCAGCTCAGCGAGGTCCATCTCTTCGGTAGGCAGGTCAGACACGTGCAACGGCTGGGTGTCTTCCAGGTCTGGCATAAGCGGGCCTCTCATTCGACCGCAGCCTGATGCTGCGGCAGGGGTGCGGTAGGAATCAGGCCCATTTGCTTGTAGATGTCGAGCTGGGCTTGCTGCTCTTGCTGGGTGAGCGTCCGAGGATCTTGGACACGGAACTTCGGAGGCTCCGGGGTATCCGAGGGAACCCACTGCGCAGCGGGGTTGTAGTGGCTCCGCGGCCCGCGGGCGGGAGCCTGGAACTTCTTGGTCTGCTGAGGCAGCTTGCTGACGTGGATGTTCCCGTTCTCGTCAGCGAGCCGGCGCAGAGAGTCCACATGCACAATCCCGAGCTCCGTGAAGTGCTTCGACCAGTACTTGGCCATCACCGGGTTAGACAGCGAATGTCCTCCGGACGGGTGGGGGAGTCCCCAGAAAGCCCAGGCGAGGGCTTCCTCCGGCTTGTCCGGGTCGGCGTGTTCTTGGGTCAGGGGTTTGTGCATGTGGCGGGCTCTCTTCGTTACGTATCAAGCTCGGCTGCTACAGAATGCCGAGCTGTCCGAGGTTGGAGTTGATGTACTGGATCAGTTCGAACGCCTTGAGGATCGGGTCCTCGGGCTCTTTGTAACCGATCGTGATGGTCCAGCCCTTCGGGCCGTCGGACGTCCACTCGTAGGTGAGCTTGGTGACCCGCTCCACGAAGATCGTGTACGGATCGGGGTAGCCGAGGACCGTGGTACCGACCCGGTCACCGAGCCAGAAATGCCCGTGACCACGCTCACCGATGATGTACGGGGCAGCGTCGGACACCTGGATCTCGTGCGAGTGCTTCGCCCGGGTAGCCCACTGCTTAGCGCGGGCCGCCATGATCGCGGAGATCGTGAACGCTTTGTCAGCGCCGTCGACCCAGCCCTCGTTGTAGTGGAAGTCCCCGAGGCCGGTGACGATGTCCTCTAGCCCAGCGATCGGCAGGCTCAGGCCTGCTGCGCGGAGCGTGGGGATCTCCATGAACGCGAGGATCACGTTCTCGTACAGCGGACGGGCGACCGCGTCCATGATGCCGCCGAGCGGCGGGAGGTCGATCGCGCCGCCGAACGCGCCGAGCGTGGCTAGCTGGGAGTTGATCAGCGACGTCAGGAAGTCGCCGCCCATGTTGATACCGGCCGAGATGATCTCGTTCACCCCGGGCATCGACTGCCCGCCGAGCACGAACGACGTGTCCGTAGCTTCGGTGTACGTGAACTTCGAGGACTCGATGCCGGTGTACGGGGACTCCATGAACACCACGTGCGGAGCCTTCGGGTACGTCCCGAGGAACCCCGGTGTGTAGTACTCACCCGGGTAGGTCGGTAGCCCGGTGTAGATGTCGATGCCCTCGGTCATGCCGTCCGACGCGATGTTCATCACCGCGCGGACCAGACCGGTCAGCAGCGACCCGCCGAACGCTGTCTCCGAACCCCAACCGGAGTTGTCGACGATGTCCCAGACCAGGCAGCCGTGGCGCAGCGGGATCAGCGAGGCGATACCCTCGATCAGCGGCAGCCCCAGCTCACCGGACAGCTCCGCGAACGGGTGCGGGTCCTCGCCGTGGAAGTACCTGCGGCACACGATGGTGAGCTGCGAGTCGGCCAGGACGTTCTTCGCGGTGTCGTGGAACGACTTGAACCGGGAGAACACGATCGTCAGCGGAGAGTTGTCCGCGAGGAACGGGAACGGCTTGACGATGTTGCGCCAGTTACCGGGGTTCAGCGAGAACGGGAACCACTCGGAGATGTCCAGAGGGTTGTCCGGCAGCGTCCACAGCGAGGTCTCCAGGCGGAGGATGTTGACGAACAGCGTCAGCAGCAGCGCCCACTTCGCGGGGCCGAACATCACCCACAGCTTCGGGAACTGGAACTCGGGCCGCAGGAACGGGTTCGCCCACACGTAGATGTGCTTGAGCTCTTCGTAGTCGTGCTTGAACACGACCTCCATGTAGACGTCGCCCTCTTTGGTCCGGACGATGTCGTAGTGGTCCATGCGGCCCGTCCACCGGGCACCCTGCTTGTCGAACGAGACGTGGACGTTGCGGCGAGCGCGGCCTTTGTGGGACGCGATCCACTTCGCCAGGTAGTGGTCCAGCGAGATCGTGATCGACGCGGTGCCGGTCTCGTTCTCGATGAACTCGAACTTGTGGCTGCGCTCCCCGACGAGCTGGCCGCGGAGCTTGTAGTCGCCGTCCCAGAGGCGGATCAACGGCGGTGCGATCCGCTCGTCTTCCCGCTTCTGGCGGCGCTTCATGACGGTGTCCCAGAGCTGCTGGTGACCCGCCAGGGTTGTCATGTCTGCGGCGGGAGCTGGCATCAGCTCACCCCGAAGCCGAACCCGCTACGGTCTTCCTCGTAGTACTCTTCGTCGTACTCGGGCTCCTCGGGAGCCAGCTCGAACGAGCCGCCCGTGAGGCTGATGTACTCTTCGGCAGAGCCGTCGCCGGTGATCTCCAGGCTCAGGACCGGGATGCCGAACAGGCGGAGGGTAAAACCCATCTGACCTGGCCTTTCAGACTATTCTAGGCCCCAAGGACGGGACCAGGCGCGCGGAAGGCGCAGCGTGGCAATCTGCCCGGGGACAGCCCCGGACACGGACAACTTGAACGTGACCTCGCCGGTGTACGGCGGGATGTAGTGTAGGAACCGGACAGAGTTCATCCGCTCCCAGATCGGGGAACCAGACTCCGAAGACACCTGCTCCTCGCGAGGGTCGGAGTCGACGACGACGTTCTCAGCCGGGTACGTGTATCCCTCACGGAGAACCACCACGCGGCTGCCGACCTCGTACCCGCCGGTCAGATCGTCCGTATCGACCGTCATGGTCGGGACGTCCACGCCTTGCAGGTCGTCGGTGAACCGGACGACGTACGGGCGACCGCCGTCGACGTTGGTAGCGGTCTCGATCGAGAGGTCATCGCCCTCCAGACCAGAGGCGTTACCCACCAGCTGCGGCAGGTTCAGCCCGCCAGCAGCGCGCTGGAACGACACGACGTACAGCCGGTCGCCGTCCTGCTCGGTGGTCACCCGGACATCGAGCCCAGCACCGCCCGAGAGCGTGCCGACATCCCCGGTCATCTCGTCGATGTCGATACCGCCGACGCCTTTGCCCGAGGCGTTACCGCCGAACAAGCCGCCGATGAAATCGATGATCCCCGAGATGATGTCGGTGATGACGCCCTGACTCTGGGCTTCGCCGAACGTGATGCGGTACGGCGAGTAGAACCACTCGTTCAGACCCTCGACCTTGACGTAGTTACCGTCGATGTTCGGCAGGTCCGCGATCCGGGCCGCCACCGTAGCCGGCGTCGCGTTGTACGCGATCGGAGCCGTGGTCTGCCCGTCGAGCGTCAGCGTGAACGAACCCGAGGTCGGTTCCCCGACCAGCTCGACCACCTGGACCTCGTTGATCTTCGTCGACTTCACCCTGACGTCGGCGGAGCCGATCGAATCCAGCCCCACCAACGCGCCCTGAAGGTCAGCGTCGGAAGCGTTGAACGGGATACCAACCGTGGTCTCCGAGCCCAGCGACAGCGTGAACGTGCCGCCCAGAGCGCCGCCCTTGAGGCGAACCGTCTGGACCTCGTTCGTCGCCCCGCCGAGAGACACCTCGACGTCGTTGGCGGAGATACCCGCCAGCGCGATCAGCGCAGCGCGGACCTCGTTCGGGGTCGCGTTGTACGCGATCGGCTCGGTCCACTCATCGCCGTACCCGATCTTGAACGTGCCGCCGGTCGGGCGACCGTCGATGTAGATCTGCTGGACTTCCTCGACGCGCAGACCCCCGATCTGCCCGGGCATCCGGATACGCCGGGTGCCGAGCGACGGGTCCTCGTCCTCGTCGAGATCGAGCTTGTAATCCGGGACCGTCCACAGCGTGGCCGGGGACTTCGGAGCACCGAGCCACGGCAGCCCCGGGATGTACGGTTCGGCAGGCTTCTCCGACGACCCGGGCAGCGTCCACTTCGGCCAGATGATGTTGTCCGTCGGGTTCGCGTTCGGGACCGTGATCTCGATGTCCTCGACCGGAAGCTCCGGCTGCGGCCACGGCCACGGCAGCGGGTTCGGGTCGAACGTCGTGTCCTCTTGGACCTCGATCGGGTAGACGACATCGTCCTCGTACCAGAACGGGTCGCCCGCGACGACGACCATCTTCGTGATGTTCACCTCCCGACCGCGCGGGTCGGTGACCATGTCAGTCGTCGGGGACTCGAACAGCCGCACCTTCAGGTAGCGGTGCCCGGACTCTCCGGTGGTGATGTGGAGCTTCGCGTCGCGCTTGAACGACCACGCTTTGCGCCACGCCGAATCCCGGCGCAGCCAGGTCTCGTCGTTCTCGTCGTTGAGGATCTCGACGCCGAACACCAGGTCGCGTCGCAGGACGCGGTGGTTCAGGTACCGAGCGCCGGGGAAGTTCCCCGGCTCCTCGTACGTCGCCTTCACCGGCGGGTCGAGCAGACCCGTCACCTCGGTAGCGAGGTAGATCCCCTCGGTGCCGTTGGTGAGATCGAACCACTCACCGTTGACACCTTCGAGTTCGACGAGGGTATCGGGGTCCAGCAGTCTGGAAGCCATGTAACTCCTCGTTACGTTTCAAGTTAGCGGCGTGTGTAAGTGAGCGCTTGCTTGTTCACTTCGTTGTTCTTCACCGCGATAGCGTCGTCAACCGAGTTGACCTGGATATTCATGACGTTCCCGAGCGCCTGGGTGCCCCAGTCGAGCGCAGCGTTCAGACCGTTGGTGAGCGCGCCCCCGCCGATGCCGAGGTCGCCCATCGCCTGGTCGAGGTTCGCCCGAGCGAACCCGGCGACAGCGTCGGTACCCTGCTGCCAGGTCGAGGCGATCTGCTCGCCGAGGAACTGGGCCAGCGTCTTCTGCTCACCCATCTGCCCGGTCTGCTGCTGCTGCAGCTTGAGCTTGTCCTTCTCCAGCGCGATCTGATCCTTCTGTGCCTGGATCTGATCGATCTGGTCTTGGATCGCCTTCTTCTCTTCCTCGGTGCCCGCGGCGTTCTTGTCTACCTTTAGCTGCTTGCGCTGAAGCTCTAGCTGGTCGTATGCCATCTTGAGCTCGTCGAGCTGGCCTTTGACGTCGTCGCCCAGAAGCGATGATCCGGAGGCGAGCTCTGCGGTAGGCGCTGTCAGGGACGAGGTCAGATCCCTAGAGGCGGTAGCGGTCGATTCCAGCGATGTCTGCAACCCGCTGAGGTCGCCTTGCATGCTGCCGAGGTTGAACGCCAGCGACGTGGGAGCGGTGCCGAACGTCTCTTTGAACGCTGAGAAGATCTGCTTAGCGATCTCACGGGCGCGATCCAGGACCGGGTCCAGGCCGTTCTCGATACCGGTACCGAGGCCTTCCATCAGCGCCTCGCCGGCGGGGATCAGCTCTTTGCGGTCCTTCGGGAGCGGACCCTTGACCGCGGCAATCTTGGCGGCGATGCCGGACGCGAAGTCCAGTACCGCAGAGAGGCCCGCCTTGATACCGGACAGCAGGCCGTCCATCAGGGCTTTACCTGCGGCCACCAGGATCGAGCCGAAGTTACCAGCAGCGGCGGCGATCTTCCCGCCGAGAGCTTGGACCTCCGCCACAACCTGCTGCGCGCCAGAGGCGGCTGCGGAGACCATCTGGGAGAACGCGGTTTGTACCGCAGACACCGCCGCCGAGAAGGCGTTGGCGATGACCGAGCCCATCGAGCGGAAGATGTTGCCCGCGGTGTTAACCACGTTCCGGGCGCCGTTCGATACGGCAGCGCCGACCATAGAGAACGCTGAGGTAGCGTTCGCGGTGATCGTGCTCCAGAGAGAAGACAGCAGCCCCGGAAGCGTCATCATCGCTGAGCGGATACCGGTCACCGCGGTGACGGCCATCGAGGGAATCGAGTTCCACACCTCGGCGGCCTTGAGCTTGACGCCCTCCCAGGCGGTCGGGATCTGCTTGATCAGCTCGATCGCGCCCTGAATCTGGATCGGCGCGAAGTCCATGACGCCGTTGGCTTCACCGTCCGACAGCCCCGGCACCTTCGAGAACGCGGCAGCCAGGCTGTTGATCAGGTCGACCAGCGTCGAGATCGACGCGATCAGACCATCGAGCTCCGCTTTGAAGGACTGGATCTTCTGTGGGTCGGAGAAGAACTCCAGGGACTTGTTTAGGATGTCGACCAGTCCGCCGCCAAGCATCTGCAGCGTGTCACCCAGACCCGACATAGCGTTGTCGAACTTCGACACGCCGTCCGGCCCTGCTGTCGTGAAGTCCGTGACCCACTTCGAGAAGGACTCGCCTGTGCGGTTGATCCAGTCGGCGATAGCAGGGAGCTTGCCGCTGAACTTCTCAGCGAGGTTCAGCAGTCCGTCGACGAACGATGTGAGGCCGGGAGCGGATCGGGAGATAGCCGCGCCGATGTTCGAGATTAGAGACTCGATACGCCCGAGGCCCTCGCCGGAAGTGACCGAGTCGACGATCGACTTGGCGACATCCGCCATGCCCTGAGTGACCTTGGGCAGGTTCGCGGCCAGGGTCGGGATAGCCTTACCGAGCTGGTCGAACACCGGACCGAACTGGTTCTCGACCGCGGCAGACATCGACTCTTTGAGCCCGTCGAACGCGGGCTTGAGCCTCTCGGCAGCGCGCTTGAACCCGTCGATGCCTAGTGCGAGTGCGCCGATAGGAACGGCTACTGCGGCGATCAGCCCGGGCAGTGTGAGAAGAGCGGCTGAGATAGCGCCCAGCGACCCGGCGATCAGCGGAGTCAGCGCCGCCGCTGCCCCGAGGATCAGCATGTACCCCGTGGGGTTGATTCCTGATCCGAACGACGGAGCTTCCAGCTTGCCCAGAGAGTTCGCCACGCGGTCCAGCAGGCCTCTGTCCACGTCGGCACGGACCTTGACCCTGGCGGTCATACCGGCGGTGCTGGCGGCCACCTCCTGCCGGAAGTTGCCCATGTCCGGCTCGACCGGGATCTTGACCTTCATCTTCTCGGCGGCGTCGACCGCGGCCTTCAGATCTCGGTAGAACCCGTCGAGGTCAGGGGTCACCTTGATACTTAGGCGACCGACCTCTTTCCCTGCAGCCACGGGCTACCTCACTATCTGCCCGTTGCCTGGGCCTTCCGATTGCGGGAAGCAGCCATACGCATGGCCGCGACGGCTCCGAACGAGCCGGGTTTGTACTTCTTCGCCTTGTGGGCTTTGACCTGCGGAACCGGGAACGGTTCGGGCGGGGTCAGCCGGCGTCGCTTGTCCTTCGACGTGTTCGCCAGCAGGTACATGAACTTGAGTGCTCGGATTTCGTTGACCAGCGCCGCGGTGGTGTACGTCTGATCGGTCCAACCGCGGAACTGAGGCCCGCCCTGTTTCTCGGACCAGAACCTGCCCTCCCGGGGCAGCTCTTTGATAAGCGCCAGGACCTGGATAGGCCCGAGCCGGGAGGCGGGATCGAACAGATCCGCGAGGTTCATCTGGTACTCAGACCGGAAGTCCGCGTACAGGGCGTCGCCGTAGTCGTCGATCAGTCCTCCGAGCTGGAGGCTTCCCCCGCTTGCGTCTCCTCCAGCCAGTAGTTGAGGATCTTGGTGGCGAGGGCGACGTCCTCGTCGACGGCGTCCATCAGAGTCTCGGAGTCGCGTCCCGCAGTCAGTTCGAGGATCTTGAAGACTGCGTCAGCGAGCTTCTCGGCGTCAGCCTCGGTCTTGTCGCCGTCGGCTTTGTCGTTGATCGTCCGGATGGCTTCGAGCTGCGTAAGGATGTCTTTGCGCGCGTCTTTGCGGAGGCGCATCACGTTCTTGAGGGACACGGTTGTGTCCTTGGAGATCTGCACCTGAACCGGCGCGCCGTACTCGCGGTCGGCCTCTTCTCGGATGGTGTCGAGGGTCAGAATCTTGCTCATGGTTTGGCAGGCCTTTCGATTGGCGGCGGGCAGTTAGGGGTTGGGGGAGCGGCGGCCCGCCAGAGATACCGCTCCCCCGTCTGACACGGGTTACGTGTCAAGTTCGAATCAGGCCGAAGTGACCTCGACGCCCGATCCACCGGTGGTGGAGTCGGTGCCCAGGGCAACAGCCAGCGGACCGGTGACATCGAAGTCGTCCCCGGCCTCGACGGTCCACGCGGACTCAGCCACGCCGTCGTCGACAGCGCCGATCGCGGACTTCACCGCGGCGGCGTTGGCGTTGTAAGCGATAGAGGCTGTGGCCTTACCGCCGACCAGCAGGGTGTACGAACCACCGGTAGCGCCTCCCAGGTCGATGGTGTAAACCGTCGCCTCGGTCTCAGCGTTGAACCAGTCCTCTTCGATCCACTCGTAGAGGTTGTACGTCTGGTGATCCAGGAAGGTCGCTCGGACCGGCAGCGCGCCGAACTCGTCGGTCGCCAGCGAGATCGCGTCCTCGCGCTTCAGCGAAGCCTTGCGGGCGTGGAAGCCGAGGCGGACGTCGTTGTCGACGATCACGATCAGCAGCGCACGCTCGTTCACGACCGAGCCGGACTTCACGCCGAAGATGCCCGGGGTAGCCGACTGGTTCGGGCCGAAGTACAGCTCCAGAGCGGTCTCGTCGAACTGGGTCAGGTTGATGACCACGTAGTCCGCGATCTCTTCGGTCTCGACCTCGCGCAGCTTCTTCTTCTGCCACGAGCCGCGGACCTCGGAGTCACCGCCGTCGAAGCCGAACTCGGGCAGGTCATCCTCGGACGTGTGTCCGACGAGATCCCAGCCGGTGCGCTCCCACGACTCGGGGTGCTCCAGGTCGATCAGCTTGAGCTGAGCGGGGGAGGGGGCCGCCGTACCGACCGCAGCGGTGTACACGTACCCCCGCGCGGCAATGAGGACGGCATCATCTTTCAGTGCCATTTGGTTCCTTAGTTCTTAGGGGGCCGGATGCCGAGTCGGATCAGGCCGAAGACGCGCCAGGTCCGGTCGAACGGCGACGGGCCGTGGGACGCGCCCAAGGTCTCGGTCACCGAGTGCAGGTAGCCGGCTGGCGTTTTGGTTTGAAGACGTGCAGCGCGGTACAGGACCTCTAGGGCGTCCTCGTACATCTGCTCGGTAGTGGGCAGGTCAGCCGCTGAGTAAGCGGTCATCTCGACCACCGGCTGCGTGAACAGCGTCGGATGTTCCGGGCTGCGGGTGCCGCCTACGCGGCGGACGGTGATCAGCGGGAACGTGCGGGAGTCGATGTCCTCGATCCACGTCCCGACATGCACACCGGTCAGAGACGGAACGGTGCTGATCGGGTTGGACAGGTCCTCGTGACCCCGCAGGATCGGGAGCACGACCTCACCGACGATCGGAAGCTTGCCAGCCATGCGTTACCCCCTCTTCCCGCGCTTAGCGCCGGTGGAGATAGTGGTCTGGCCGCCGAACCCGGCGGCACCGGTGAGGATGTACAGCCCTTGCGGAGCCTTCGTGACGCGGCCGTACTTCTCCGGGTCGAAGACGCCGGACGGGTAGTGGCCGTACTCGATCGACTCAGGGCTGGGGGCCTCCATGTTGACGTAGGCATCCACAGAACCGTTGGTCCGCGTGATCTTCGTCAGGTGGTCCGGGCCGTGGATCTTCTCCCACTGCGTGCTCGCACGAGCGGCGGCCAGGTTGGCCTTCGCCCGGTCAGCGACCTCGTCAGCCTCGGAGCGCATCTCGTGGACCACTCCAGGCAGGTGCGACACGACTTTGTTCAGACCGGATCGCCCGTAGTACAAAGGCATCAGAACCTCCGCACTACGTATTCGAGACGGGCGGTGCGGCGGGAGCCGTTGTACCGGCGAGGCTCGCCGTACACACCCCAGCGCTCACCGCGCCATACAACCTCGGACCCGGACCCGAGCACGGTCGTGAACGACCGGGGAAACCGCATCGTGTAGACCTGCTCGGTCAGGTCGCCTATGTCGTCCATCTCCGCCCGACGGGAGGATGTACCCGACTGGTTCTGGATCTGGAAGCGCGCGACTGTCTCGACTCCGGTGGGGGAAGGACCGACCAGGGTGTTGCCCAGCCGGTCCTTCCGAGTCACCTCGGGGTACACCGTTACGGGCTCGTAGTTAGCCCCGTCGTCCAGGAGCCTGCTCATCAGTAGCCCCAGTACAGCGGGGAGCTCTGCTGGAACACCTGCCACTCGACCGATCCGAACGCCGGGTATTCACCCGAGCGCTCCAGCGGAGTCTTGGGGCGGACGTTGAGGACACCGACGTTCTTGGAGAGCCCGAGCTGAGCCCACTCTTTGTCGGTGATCTCGATCGCCCCGGTGTTCAGCCGCCAGTTGAGCTGGTACGAGTAGTTGCCGTCGGTCTCACCGATGTAGCCGTCGGGGTTACGGATCAGGCGCGTGACCGCGGAGGCCTCGACCTTGATAACCCGCTTGAGGTAGTCCTCGTCCTCGGCTTTGTCGTCCAGGTCAGGGATACGAGAACGGATCTCGATCTCGGCGTCCTCTAGGAACGTCTCGACCTGGGTCTCTTCGTCATCGGTCAGCGGCCGCCCGAGCCGCGCGACCACGTCGCTGGGCTCGGCGTATGCCATCAGGCCATGCCCTCGACAGTGGACTCGAGATCAGCGAGGCGCTTCTCCAGCTTGGCGATAGCCTCTTGGACGGTGTCGTCAGCAGCGACAGCAGCAGGAGCAGCAGCCGGCTCGTAGTCCTCGTCCATAGCAGCCGGGGCGAACCCGGTCAGGTCGGTGAGCTTGGCCACGATCTCGGAGTCGCTGAGCGAGCCGAGCCATCCGCGGACCACCGCACCGTTGTAGGGGTGGGTCATGAAAACCTCCAGGTAGCGACACGGCGGCGGGACCCTCCGGAGAGAGCCCCGCCGTTACGTATCAAGGTCGGGACAAATGAAAAGGTCAGGGCTGTTCGTCGTCTACGAACTTGACGAACGCCTGCTTGTCACCGAGCAGCCATCCGAAGGTGACCTCGATCAGGATCGCGATCTGGTTGGTCTGCCACATCGACACCGTCGCGGAACCGTCGGTCAGGGTGGCGGTGTCCGTCATCTTGATGCGGATCTCGTCAGCGAAGCCGAACTTCAGCTGCGAGAAGTCGCCGCCCACGATGCGGGTCTTGGTGTCAGTCGCGTTGCCCAGGTCGCCACCGACAGCGCGGCCGAACTGAGCCGGGAGGCCCAGGACGTCGCCGGTCTGAGCGGCCAGGTTGATGCGGCTCGGGTCCACGTTGCCGTTGGCGTCGCGGTAAGCCTGAGCGCGGAGCAGGTGAGCGCGGAAGCGCGGGTCGACGGCCCAGCCGTTGAACTCCACGTCGGTGTTGGCCGACACGAGGTCGTAGCCATCGAGCAGGCGGTCCAGCAGCGGGTCGCCAGTTTCCTGCAGGTAGTCAACGTTGGTCGTGTTGGCGATCACGTTGTCGGTGTCGATGCCCTGGAGCGCCGAGCCGGTCAGCGGGGACTTGCCGTGGAACACAGCGAGGTCGATACCGCGGCCGATGGCGTAAGCCAGGTCGCCCTGCAGCTTGGTGTACAGGCCGGAGGGATTCATGCGAGCGAACTCTTCCGACACGGTGACGATGGTCGCCAGCTTGATCGGCGAAACCGAGCGGGTGTCCCACGCGGTACCGGACAGCGGCTTCAGGCCGCCTTCTCGCTGCTCGTTGGAGGTGCCGACGCCGACCTGACCCACCTCGGGGCGCTTCACGGTCGTGGGGATGATCGTCTCGCCGTACGAGATCGGAATCTGCTCACCCATGCGCAGGACGAGCGAGCTCTCCTGGGCCTTGTCGAAGATGGGACCGACGATCTCCTTGGGGAGCAGGTCGGAGGGGACGTGGGCCAGACGGCCCTGGTGGTTGCTGCCCGCGGTATTCGGGACAAGCTCGTTAATGGTTGCCACAGGGGCTCCTTACTTGCCTAGTTGGGTTTGCATGAGCGCGGTGAAGGCCACCGCAGGGTCGTTGCTCGGGGCTTCGGTGCCGAGGCCTTGCGAGCGGTCGACAGCGGCCACGGGGCCGTTCTTGAGGCCGAACAGGGTCTTGAGGGTCTCGGCGTGCGTCTTGAGCGCCTCCTCCGAATCGCCCTGCAGCGTGCTCGCGAACGTGAACAGCGGCGTGGGATCGGGGGTGAGAGCCTGGACCGCGGTCACCAGACGGTCGAAGTCGTGCTGGCGCTCGTGGGCTGAGGTAGCCGCCTGGGCTGCCTGTGCTTCGAGAGCTGCGAGCTTCTCCGCGTACTCCTGCAGTTGCGTCTCCGCGGTGCGGAGCTGAACTCGGTAGTTCGCGGCCTCGGTGTTCGCCTTCGAGAGCTTCTCGCGAGCCCAGTCAGGCAGGTCCTCGCTCTTGGGAGCGGGGGCCGCCGGAGCCGGGGCAGCGGGAGCTGCGGGTTCGGGCGTCGAGGGGGTGTCGGTGTGTTCGGTCATCTGTGCCTCCTGGGCGTGGGGTGACTCCTGCTCCTGGCAGGTCGGTCGGGTTGGCGGGCTATGCAGCGAGAGCTGCGTACTGCTGTGCGGAGATTTCGCCGCGCTCCAGGCGACGGCGAAGGGCGTTGATAGCCAGCTCGTTACGAGTAAAGGGCTGGCCTTTGTTTTTCCCGCTCTTGTGGACGAGGCCTTCGTCCTCTAGAGCGATGGCTTCCTTGGTGGCTTCTCCCCACAGGTCGAGGGCGCGATCGGCAGCTTCTTTGCCGAACCAGTCCTCGTTCCGGAAGACGGGGATCACCTTGCAGTCACACCCGGGGTGCCACTGCTTGATCTCTCCGCTGATGTCAGCGAAGTAGGTCTCCAGGTCTTTGTTCTCGAACAGCTCCAAAGCGTGTTCCGTGTCAAGGTCGAGACCGGCGGTCTCGGCCCGGACGTACGTAGGTCCGCGGCTGATCAGCATCAGGCACCACGCGCAGGTCTCCCTGCCGGTCGCGACGCGAGCCCAGCCCCGCAAGACGCGGGGCTCCGGGTCGTTCTCAACGGCGTGGATGATCTGCTGGCGGCCTGCGTTCTCCACCTCGCGCACCGCGCGTAGCGTCAGGTGGGTCAGCGCGTCGCCGCGCGTCTCCGACTGCTGCATCCGCTCACGCGCCGGGTCCATGTTCTCGACGAACTTCTCGAACGTCGTCCCCTCCAGAGGCCGATCGTTGCGAGGCAGGTCGGGATGGAACTGAGCCCGCTGCGAGTCGTAGAACCTGCGAGCGAGCACCGATGCCTCGGTGCGCCGGCGCTGGATCTCGGGGAACAGCAGGTCCAGCAGGCGCAGCCAGTCGAACATCGTCAGCGCGGGCTGAGCGAAGAACCCGGCCACGTTCCTGACGTGGCGGACTACTGCGGCGGAGATGAGGAGCTGCGCGGCGGCGTACTCCTCCGGGTTCACCGGGTCTTGGTCCGGTTAAATCCGGAAGGCGACGTCTGCGTCTCCGTCTTGGTCTCGGTGACCGTCGGCTTCGGCGTGGCGTCAGCCTGGGCCTTCGTCGTGGAGTACAAGGTGTCGATCATGTCCTCGGTCTCCTGCTTGTCCCAGTCGCGCATCTGCTCGCGCTGGGTGGCGGTGTAACCGAGGTCGATACGGGCCTGCTCCTTCGGGATCGGGCCCTGGCCGTTGGCGTACAGCTTCGACACAGCGTCAGCCTTAGCGGCGACCGTCGGGGTCGACGGATCGCGCCAGACTGTCTCCAGCCGGGTGTACTCCTCGGTGACCTCGCGGCCCATGATCTGCATAGCGATCCGCATCGCGCGCTCCCAGGCACCGCCGAAGATCCGGCCTTTACGCTCGGCCATCTTCACGATCCGGGAGTCGGTAGCGATGATGGCCTCAGCCGAGGCGGGGTTCTCCGACGAGGACGACAGGTACTGAGGCGGCAAGCCGGTGATAGACGCGGCCTCTTTGCGGAAGACCTCCATCTCCTCGGCGAAGTTCCGCAGCTCGGCAGCCTTGAACTCGGAGATCTTGGCGGCATCAGAAGCGAGCGTCAGGATGCGTCCGTAGTAGATGTCGAGCGTCGTGTTCTCGCCGTCGTTGGTCAGCTCGTCGGTGGTGACACCGGAGATGACGCGGAGCGGGGTGCCCAGGATCTGGGACGCCGACTGCAGGTTCATCAGCGTGCGCGACGCGGCGTCGGTGACCTTGCGCAGCTCCGGAGAGATCTCCGAGCGGCCGTAGCGGTTGCCGAGGCGCGGGTCGTTGGTCAGCGGTACGACCGGCACCACGCCGAGCCCGTGCTTGATGACGTCCCCGTCGACGACCCACTGATCGTTGAGCCCGCCGTTGCGGCGGAGCGGGACAGTCTCGTCAGGCAGGTACAGCGTGGCTCGATCCGGGACCGCGACGTCGTCGCGCGTCGTGTAGAGACGGACAGCCCGGGTGACCCGGCGGGTGTTGCGCGGGTCCAGCTCGGCGTACATATACAGCGGAGACTCGACCCGGATCAGCGGGATACCCTCGGGGTCTCCGGACTCGACGTCCGGGTGGCTGACCGTGATGTACGCGCGGCCGAACGTCAGCGAGTCGTCGTGTCCGAGGACCGACTCTTCGTCCAGGTCGTTCGCCTGCCACCAGTTCCAGAGCTCTTCGAGCCCCTCGGAATCCTCCGAGATACGGAACCCCTCGATGTCCAAGCGATCGGACAGAGTGCGGAGGTAGGTAGCGACCCAGCCCGGTTGGACGTCCAGGTAAGCCAGCTCCGGTGGAGCGCCGATCCCGATCGTCTTCAGCCGGCGCGTCCCGTTGCGGTAGGCCTCGGCTTCCAGCAGGTTCGGCAGGTCCCGTGCGAGGAGCCCTTGCAGTCGCTCGACGTGCTCGTGGTAAGTCGTCATCGCAGCAGACCCGCCCCCTTTCCTGTGTTGCTCTTGCTGAGCAGGAAGTCTTGGCGCGAGCCCCAAGCGAGGACAGCCGTCACAGCGGCGTCGATCTTGCGCTTGGATTCTTTGCCAGGTTTCCTGATGCTGATTGCGTCGTATATCGTCGGGTGCTGGTGCGCGTTGGTGATGTGCGCTTTGAGCACCGGGTTGTTGTCGTGTTTGACCTCGCCCGCCAGAACAGCGTCGCGGAACCGCTCGCAGTCCAGCGCGAATCGCTTTTGCTGGCCGCGCATGTCGAAGGCGACCGGGTTACCGGGGGAGGCGTTGATCTTCAGCTTGCGTCGGAAGTCCTGACCCCAGGCGTCGACCGACTGCTCGAACTCCTTGACGTCCGCTCGCATACCGACGACGTCGTACTTCTCGAACATCGACCGGACGTACGCGTCCACGTCCTGGCGCGGAACCTTGTGGCCCTCGTACTTCTCAGGCACCCAGACCTTCACCAGGAACAGCGCCCCGTCCTCGACCCGGCACGCGGTGAGTGCGGTGTGGTCGTTGGACAGCGAGCCGTCGAACCCGAGCGTGATCCGCTCGCCCTTCCTCAGCGGAGGTAGGTTGATGTCGTGGTTGCGATCCCACTCAGACGGTGCGATCCACGATTCCTCAGTCGCGTTGACCTGGTTGAGGAACTTCCGCCGGGACTCGATGACGTCGTTCTTCGCCGTCAGGACCGACATCAGGATGTCGTCGAGCGGGAGCCAGATCGAGTCGCCGCGGGCGATCTCCAGGCCCTTCATGAGCTGGGCGACTCCTGCCTCGTACCCCTCGGGGTCGTCGGACGGGAACGGGATCTCGGAGACCGGCGTATCAGCCGGGGCCTCCAAGGCGTCGTAGAGGACGCCGGTGTCGATAGCGTCACCTGCCAGGATGTCCAGCCAGTTCAGGTAAGACACCTCCGCGACGGTGTCGTCGCCGGGCCGGTGAGCGTTACAGATCGACAAGGTTCGGGCACCGTCGACCTTGGTCATGTTGCCTTCGATGACCTCGGCCATCTGGTGGCCGTCGTTAACCTCGCCGCCGGGGCCTACGCCCCACCACTGCGTCTCGTTCTGGACGACGAACGTCGGGCGGTTACCCTCCATCGACGCGGGGGACGCGGTAGCGGCTTCTAGCCGGCCTCCGATCTCGGAATAGATGATGAAGCGGTTGACGGACAAGCCGTACTCGGTCTTCAGCTTCTTCGAGACCATGATCGGGAACAGCGAGAACGTGTTCTTCGTGTTGTGGGTCAGGATCCTGCTCCGAGAAACCTGGAACAGGTGATCCTCGGTGTCGATCCCGATGCACTTCACAGGAACGGACTCCACCGGTGTTACCGACTCCACCCAGCGGTGCTGGGATCTGTTGCGGGAGCTGTACGGACGCTGGCGCTCGAACTTGTAGGCCAAGTTCGAGACGCGTACCGCGTTGCCGGGGTTGAACTCGGCGCGTAGAGCCCCATCACCCCCGTGCTCGCGCACAGTGCAGCGGAACCCGAGTCCGACGACCAGTTCCTGGAATTGGTAGACCAAGTTCCGGTTGGCGTTGACAAAGTAGGCTCTACCGACGGAGTCAATGCCTCCGTCCGAGTCGATCAGCCCGCGTAGGAGCTCGAACCTCTGATCCGTCCCTGCCTGCATATATGCGGCGGGGATGTGTTTGTTTCCCAGCACCCCGGCCTTACGAAGCAGCGAGCGGATGGATTTGTCGTCCTGCGTCCGGTCGTTGTTCTTGATCCGGAATGTGCCAACGTTGGTGCCGGGGACAGGGTTATCCCACACAACAGTCTGGAACTCCTGTACCAGCGGTTTCAGCAAAGTTGCATACTCGTCCCGCAAGCGGTAGTCGAATGAAACAGTTGAGTCAGACGTTGCGCCGTCCCCGAGCCACAGGCCGAGGAACCAAGGGTCAAGGGGGAGCTCCTGGTTGGGCAGCTCCATACCGACGACAGGGATCCGGTGCCGTTTCCGGCCCTTCGAGTTGGTGACGGTTTGAGCCAGTTCCTCGGTGGTAACTGTGACGGTCTCGTACGCATCGCCGTGGCCCGTCAAGCGCTGAGTCGTCCACCCGTGACTTGCTGAGGCGGTGATCTCGGTGCCGTCGTCGAACCGAACGACGTAGGTAGCCAGACCCTCCAGGACTGGTGTCTCGCGTTGGACGCGGTGCGGCTGTCCGTCGGATCCGAGCACGTAATCGCCAACGGACAGGTCCCCGACCGTGGTCCAGCCGGACGGGGTCGGGACCTCGGTATTCAATGCAAGAGGCTGATCTTGCGAGACCGCGGCGATCGTGATCCACGCCGCGTGCCGGGTCTTGCCGACCGGGTTACCGTTGTCGTCGAAGTGCGAGAAGGCGACTGGTCCGCAGAGTTCGGCGAGCGCGAGCGCGCCGATCATCGGGTCCTTTCCCCAGCCCTTCATCCGGCGGAGCGTGCCCTCGCGGTAGGCGTACTTCCCTTGGTCGTCGACCGCGTACCACCAGGCGATGAATCGCGCCTGCTCCAGCGTAGGGACGAACGGGCCGTCGCCAGCGGGGGAGTTGACGTACTCGAACAGCCAGCTGATGATCTGCCAGCCGAGAGTCTTCTCAGGCAGGAACCATGAGCCGTCTTCGTACTGCCGCCAGGTCGGCCCCTGGATATGCGACGGGGCGGGGAGTAGCGACTCCGGGTAGTGAACCGCCACTCCACCTCCTCGTTACGTATCAAGTCACAGAGCGCAGAAAGTCCGTCGCAGGGTCGATGTTGTAGTTCACGTGCGGGCCTGTGCCGCGGATGAAGAACAGACCAGCGTCCAGCACCGCGCGGATCAGCGCGATCAGCTCGAACGTCGGGTTAACCCCGATCTCCAGGAGCTGGCGCAGGATCGAATCCGGACCAGAGAACACCCGGGACATCATCACGACCTTGTAGATCGCGGTCTTCATCTCGCCCGAGTCGCCCTCGCAGTCGGTGTACAGGTCGCCTTTGTGGGCGTAGTTCCTCCACCAGTCCGGGGTGTCGACCATCAGCTGGTCAGCGATACCGTGCGACTTCGCCGACGGCATCTGACCGCCCGGGTCGGGCCACACCTTGCCGGTCTCGCGCATCGGGTTGCCGAACGTCACGGCTCCGCGCACGTGGTCTTTGACCCAGTGCAATCGTCCGGTCACCGGCTTGATGTGGTACTCCCACAGCTCGGAGGTGACGATCGCACCTTGCGAGTAGCCGATCATCGACAGCCCGTAGCGCTCGACGCGCTGGCGCTCTTCCTCCAGGATGCGGGTAGCTTCGGTGACCCCGTTCGCCACGGACGGCCCCATCGGGAACGCCTGCGCGGTGTACGGCGGGCCTACCGGACGCCACAGGTACACATCCCCGAGACGTCTCGCGACGTCAGCGTCCGGGCCTATCCACCAGGGGACTCCTGTCCCGGAGACGGTGAGTAGTACCGGGCGGGTGTCCTCGGGAGCCGGAATCCCCAGCGCGCGCAGATCGTCGTCAGAGACGATCCCGTCGAGCGGCTGGAACGTCCGGGACTCGTATTCGGTCTGCCACGCCTCAGCCCGCGGGCCGAACTCGTCGGTGTCCGTGGGCAGCGGTCCATGGACTCGCGCATACCCGGCGAACCGGGCCGCCATCACCTCGCGCCAGCGGCGCACCGTAGGGTTCCGGTCGCCTAGCTTAAGCGGCATGGAACTTCTGCTCGGCAGCCAGCCACTTCTGGATCTGGACCTGAGCAGCGGTGATGTCCTCGGGCTTGACGCGCTTCAAGATGCGCTTCGCCAGCTCGGGGTTGTTCGTCGGATCGTCGGAGTTCGACACCGCGTACAGCAGCGCGATCGAGACCGGGTCGCCGTAGATCACAGCGAGCTTCTCGACTAGCTGGATATGGACGTTCGCGTCCGTCGACCAGGACAGGCCGGCGATCGTGTCGACCTCGCCCTCGTGCGGCCAGTGCAGCGGAGAGCGGGACTTGCGCTTGTACTTGGCCTGCTGGCGAGCCAGGTCCAGCAACTCACGCTGTTCAGCGTCGGTTAGAGCAGACAAGAAGTCGTCCTCTTCGTGAAGTAGTTGCAGCAGCGCATCGCCCAGGGCGAGCGCGCGGTTGTAGCGGGCTTGTCGATCCGCGAGGCCGTTGGTGCCGCCGTTGATCCGGCGGGTGACCGTGTTCAGGTCGCGGCGATCGGACAGCTCGTTGATGTCCGGGCGGGCGACTGTCCAGTACCAGGCAGGGCCGATGCCCGCCCACTTCAGATCAGCGAGCTCGCGGTAGTTCACGACGAAGTAGTCCGGAGTCGGAACCATCCCGAACGCGTACGCCCACTGCGAGAACGACCGGTAGTTGTAGTCCCAGGTGATCTGAATCCACGTCCGGCCGATGTACGGTGCGTACCGCCCGTTTTTGGCGATCTCCTCGGTGTACTGGAACGACCCGGACTCGTGTCCGATCTGAGCCAGCCACATCGCGATCCGGTTGACGTTCGTGCACTCGGATTCCCGGAGGCCCGAGCGAACCGCGGGCAGGATCTCCGCCGCGCGAGCTTCGCTCAGGCCGGTGGCCGCCGCCAGGATGGGGGCTGCGGACGCCGGGGCGCTACCCCTCCGGAAAGTCGAGTAGCCGTCAGCGCGGATCTTGCGCGCGATGAAGTCGGCTGTCTTCGGGTTGCCGTAGGTATCGAAGGTTCCGCCGTTGCGGAGGCTGGCGAGCTGGAAGTGCATCGCATCCTTGGGCGACGACCAGTCGTTGCCCCAGAACACCATGCCCTCGTAGAAGTCGAGTAGCTCTTTGACCCGTGCTTTCTTCGCGGCGTCGAAGCCTGCGTCCGGGACCTGGAACGGGTGGGTGTTCCAGTTCAGGTCCATCGCGGTGCCGCTCAGGTGGTTGGACGACGGGACCGAGTTGGTCGGCGTCCAGCACGCGGAGTCCGCGTCGCGCAGCGGCTCGACGTACGCGTGGAAGTCGGCGGCGAACGCGCGTAGGATCGCGAGAGGTTGGCCCTTGGCGATCTGCAGCGTGACGCTCGTGCCGGGGATCTTCGTCCACTCGCACTCATCGGAGTTGAGCATCGGCCACCCGTTGGACGAGTGGGTCAGCCCGTAGACGACCCTCGGCATCAGCGCTTGAACGGGTTGATGGCGTTGATCAGCTGCTCGGGGAGCCGGGACAAGTCGGGGAACAGCCCGATGATCTTGTCGTCCAGCCGGGACAGATCCGGGATCTTCGCCAGGATCTTGTCGTCGAGGTCAGCGAGGTCGGGCAGCTTCTCGGTAGCCCGGTCGATGACCTGGTTCAAGAACTCGGGGTGAGCCCGGAGGTAGTCGAAGACCGCCTTCACAAGAGCAGCGGCGAACATGGTGATAAGGCGGTTCATGAAGTCCTTAGTCGGTAGCGGCTTCGATCAGGTCCCACAGGTCGGAGTCCTCTTCTGGGACGTCGATCAACCAGCGGTCCTGGTGGTGCGTCACCCGGACAGGTCCGGGCGGTAAAGTCAGCGCGAGCTCTCCGTTGAACGGCTTCACGCGCACGACGCGGGACGTGATGATCACGCCGTCCTGCTCGCGCAGGTCGCTAGAGAAAGTCCAGTGCGAGTCGTCGGGGCGTCCGGAGATGTCGCGCACGGTGGCGGTCACATCAGGCATCAGGCTCCTTACGCCGGGGACAGCGGAACCGCGATGCTCGCCCAGCTCGACGTGCCGGACAAGCTCGCGGCGAACGTCGCCGCGTCGTCGTGGTCGCTGCCCGAGATCGAGCCTCCGGTGTTGTTGTAGGCGACGAGGTTCGTACCGCCGGAGGGGGTGATCGTGCGGTTCTGGTCGAACCCGAACGCCTGGAACACCCGGCCCCGCGTCGGCGGGGCGGAGACGTTGTGCGAGGCGCTGGTGCCGGAGCCGAACGCGGTAGCAGGGGCACCGATCGAGCCGACGTTCTGGTACGCGACCGCGTACCCGCGAATCCAGTTCGTGCCGTTCTTGTCGAGCGTGATCGTGGCGGTCGAGCCGCCTACCCCGGAGATCGAGTAGACCCGGAGCCAGCCGGTCGACGACGTGTTGTTCAACGCGGCGCTGGCGACGTGGGTCATCGCGGAAGCCCCGTAGGTCACCGCGGCCATCGTGTTGTTACCCAGCTGCATCAGCGCGACCAGAACAGTCGAGTTCGCCGACGGGGTGATGCTGAGGTTCGTGTCGCCGGTGCCCTGGCCGACCGCGGACACCTCGTCGAACTCGACGGTGACTGTCGAAGCGGTCCAGATCTCGGTAGTCCCGAGGCTGATCGTCTCGATCTCGGTAGAGCCGAGAGCGATCTTCTCGAAAGCCGTCGTGGCGAGCGAGATACCAGCCACGACAGCCTCCTTAGGCAGAACGAAAATACAGAGTGTTCGAGTCTTTTGTGCCGATCGCGGTGTACTGCGCCTCGGTCCCGACCCAGATAGTCAGCGTCCGGGCACCGGAGTTGTCCGAGCCGGCGACGTAGCCGGTAGCTAGCTTCGACAGCGCGATACCCGCACCGGAAGCGACTTTGGCGTTGGTCACCGATCCGTCCGTCGGGGTGCGGGTGTCCGACAGCCGGGAGTCGTTACCGACGCACGCGGTCGTAGACGACGTCCCGAACGAGACGTTCAGCGTCCGGCTCGCGGACAGATCCCCGCCACCGGTCAAGCCGGTACCCGCGGTGATCGTGGTGGTCTTGTCGGCTTTCGCGCCGATCTGACCGGCGACCGTGGTAGCGAAGTTCGGGTCATCGCCCAGCGCTGCGGCCAGCTCGTTGAGCGTGTCCAGCGTTTCCGGGGCCGAGTCGACCAGCGCGGCGGTGCCAATGGCCACCCGGGCGTCCACCGCGGCCTCGTCGAGCTTCTCGTCGAGAGCGTCCTGGAGACCGGTGACGTTAGCGATCGAGTGGGTGTGCGAGCTCGGGGTGAACGTCGACGGCTTGTCGGTGACGTCGTCCCAGGCCACCGAGCCTGCCTCGGGCGGGTTCGAGGCCAGGTACGCGGCGATAGCCGAGTCGAGGTCGGTGACATCCGCGGCGACGTGGTCGTGCGCAGACGGCGGGAACTCCACCGGAACGTTCGACAACGCGTCCCAGTCCGCTGACGGCGGGTTCGCGTCGAGGTAGCCGTTGACAGCGTCAGCGAGCAGTTCAGCGGAGGTGTCCGGAGGGACCGCGACCGAGGTGGCGATCAGACCCCACAGACCGGCGTCGGTCTCGGGCACCTCGATGAACCAGCGGTACTCGCCGTAGACGACGATCGCGAAGCCGGGTTCCAGCTCTACGCTCAGCGCGCCGTCCACCGGGTTTACCCGGACCTGCTTCTGGGTGAGGATCGAGCCGTCCCGCTGACGGAGCACGGTCGAGAACACCCACTGCTGGTTATCGGGCTGACCGGCGACGTCGCGGACGTCGGCGGTGATCGTGACGGTCATACCGGCCTCTCGTAGGTTACGTGTAAAGGTGAGCCCGTTTACCGGTGGAGCTCATACCGGCCAGGGGCGACCGCTCTTGGTTACTGGCTGGTCTCGCCTGCCTGGCAAGTTGGCCCGCCTAGAGGCCTGCGACCGGCGCGCAGCCGCGGTTTGAGCATAGGCGGGGTTTGCAACGGTTCCTGAGCACCAATACCGCCGTCGTCACGGCAGACCGCCTCAGTCGGGACGTTGCGCCCGGGTCTTGGTGGCAGCCCCAGCGGGGGAGCGCCGGAAGGGGAGCGCTCAACCCCGCCGGGGACTGCGGTCGGCTCCGGCATAGCCGGGGCCTCGGGGCGCGCCAGATCTACGATCTGGACGCCGGTCTCTAGCTCGACTTCGGCTTACGGAGAGCGCGCTCGAACAGCTCGCCCATCGTCGTCACCGACGCATCCGGGCCGTCTGACTTCGTCCGCTCCACCTCGATCCGAACCCGTCGCCTGTCACCTTCTGAGACCAGAAGCGATGACAGCATCTGATTGACGGCTACTAGCATCTGCGACGAGGGCTTGGAGGATTTCAGGAGCTGGTCGGCGAAGTGGAGGGTGAACTTCGCATAGGACCAGTCACTTGGCTGGTAGAGCGCGGCTTGCGCCGACTCGGCTAGAGAGTTGTAGAGGTCTCGGACGATCGGGTGAGGATCGGTGAGACCGAGCGGAGGGGACTTCACGGGTCCGGAGACGGGGAGAGTAGTGACCTCTCCGTACTCTTCTTTGTTACGGCGAACCCGCTCGTCTGAGCGGTTCGGGATCGGTCCTCGGGTTCCCATGACGCCTCCTGGGCTACGAGGACGCCTGGCCCTCCTCAATTAAAAGTGGGTCCTCAACGCCTGTGATGTAGCGCTGGGGGAAGAACTGGTACGGGTCGTCCTCGAACAGTTCCGGTAGGCAGACAGGGCACGGCCCCTCCACCCCGTGGGCGCAGTCGTTGCGATCTGCGTCCAGGTCCTCGTCCTCCATAACCCTCCCTTATGTGCTTCTACGCCCCGGGTGACGGGGCGGTGGCCGCTTCTTCATCGCGCGCAGCTTCGCACGCTGAGCGACGCCTTCCATCGCGGACTTCCGCGCATGACACGGCTTGCACGACGCCTGGGTAGGTGACTCCTCGTCGCGGTAGCGGACGTGGTCAACCTCGGTAGCCATCCCTGTGCAGATGTCCGCGTAGCGGATCTGGCAGCGGTGGCCAGCCGCCCGCAGAACCTCGCGGCGGATGCGAGGCCAGTCGGCCGGCAGCCGCTCACGGCGGTCAGATGACTCCCAGCCCATCGCCCTCCCTAGTGACATACCTGACAAACGTAACCCGCTGCGGGCCGCCTTCGGGCGGCCACGGGTTAAGTGGTTCTGTTACGTATCTAGCCGTACGTAACGTACCCGGTTACGTAACCACTGGTTCTGTTGGTGAGTAATGCTTACGTAAGGTTACCTACCCAAACCAACCACTGACCTCGGAGCGGCCCCCATAAGGGCCGCCCTCGGTCTGGTACCTCACTCATCGTTCGGTACCTACCTGGGCGACCGGAGGTCGCTAAAAGGGGGTAGTCTCTCTCCGTTCGACTACCCCGACAAGAACCTATGTCGGGGTGCGGTCGCTCGGCAGAGCCTCGCTCCCTTACCCCTCCATAGGTAAGGAACCTTCCACTTTTGCGTTTCACCCATAGAATGTGACGCACTTCACACGAATATCTTCCTACGCGGGCGTCAGCCGGCGACGGCTCTGCGGCCGTCTTCGCTTGTCCCCGGTGCTGTCTATCGATCCGCACCGTTCGTCCGTCTACGGGGCTCTCAGGGGGCATTACGGGGCCTTCTAGGCCCGCGCTGTTCTCTCCGTCGACTTCCAAACCCGTACACGATCTGGCAGCCGCA